CGGCGGCACGTACTTGGTCCCGATGGGCACCTTCGGGGTCAGGCCGCGCCGGGCGTATGCGGGGGATTCGAGAGCGCCGGCTTCGGCGGCACGCAGGCTCAGATGGATAGGCGTGGGTTTCGTCATGGTCGGCTCCTAGGGTCAGTCGTTGGGTAGGCGGGCGCGTCCGGCCCGCGGGTCGTACCAGGCGTAGTCTGGCTTGCCGCTGCACGGCAGCCAGCGCCCGAAGCGTCCGCGCTGGTCGGTGACGCGGTAGAACCACTGGCCATCGGCGCGGCGGGCGAACTGCTTGCTGTAGGTGTGGTCACCGCATCGGTAGATCGGCGAGCTGGATCGGGATGGCATGGTGTCGTCAGTAGATGCGATGGCCGTTACTATACGCGAAAACGAACCCATGCAGTCATGATCGTATTCCCTAAGTGACGAAAAGCAACAGTCGGGCCGGCCAAAGCATTGCTCAAATATTGGTACACACTTTTACATCTCGGCGCTTGCCTTACTATTCGCACGTAGGCACACTAACGCTACAACATCACCGCAGGAGGACAGCAACATGACGACCATCACCGAACGCGACATCGAGGCCCTGCGCGACGAAGCTGGCGCCCACGGCGACCTGGAGCAGGTCAAGATTTGCGAGCGCGCCCTGGCCGGGAGCAAGCGGGCTTGGCGCGAATGCGAGCGCGTCATCGCCGACGCCCGCGCGATGGCCGACAGTGACAAGCCATTCATTCCAGACCTGACCATCGGATACTAATCCAGGAGCAAACGCCATGATCTCCATCCAAATTCGCTCCCGCAAGCTGGGCCGCACCATCCGCTTCGTCGCGCGCGACCAATCCGGGTACGTCTATCGCGACCCTGACGCCCTGAGCTGTGGCAAGCAGATCTTCGATGCGCAGGGCAGCGCGTGCATCGCTCACACCGAGGACGATCTACGGAAGATTGCCCGCCGCTGGATCAGCAACCAAATCCCTTACTGAGGAGGACACTATGACGAACCGCCCGCCAATCTACAGTGACCCATGGATCGGGAAAGACGGCAACGAATGGCGCCAGGTCAAATATTGGGTCGGCGTCGGCTACGTGTCTTTCTTGCAAGTCAAGCGAAACGGCCAGTGGCACGGCTGGTAATAGACAACCCGCCCGGCGAAAGCCGGGCCGACTAACCGGAGCGACGAACATGAACCGCTATCTGATCGAATCCCGCGCTGGCGTTATTTTCGGCGTCTACGAAGGTGAAACCCGGCGCGATGCTTTCCTGGCGATGCTGGCCGAGACCGGCGGCGAATACGGCGCGCCGCACGTCGGCACGGAAGCCGACTGGATCATCACGCAAGCCGACTAAGACCGACACGCCCCGGCCTGGTGCCGGGCACCTTTGGGAGACCGACCATGAAGATCCAGCTGCGCGGGCACTGCCAGATGTGCGGACGAGAACAAGCGGTGCGCAATGGGCGCGTCGCCAAGCATGGCTACACGGTAGCCAACCGCGGGCGGTTCGGCTGGCTACGCGGCACCTGCTCCGGTCACCTATTCGGACCGATCGAGACCGACCGATCGATGCTAGACAAATGTGCCGCCGAGCTGCGCGAGCAGGCCGCAAAGCTGCGTGAGAGGGCGGGCCTCTACGAGTCCGGCGCCGAGCCGCTGCCCGAGGGCGAATACAGCCCTTTCCCGGTCGCAAGAAAGCTGCGCGACGAGGCCTCGGACGCAGAGTGGGCAGCGAAGAAGCTGGTCACCGCCGCCGACGAGCTGCACGGCAAGCCCCTGCGCGAGGTGGTGATTAACTGATAACCGATACCGCCCGGCCCTGGCCGGGCTTTCCTAGGAGAAAGGAGTGAAGCCACACAAACTTATCGCTGCGCTCGCCGCGGCCATCGCTACCGGCACCGCGGTCGCCGGGCCGGAAATGGAAATCAACGCCGATGAGTGTGAGATCTGGAGCAGATTCGCGCGCACCATAACGCAGCTGCGCGACAAAGGGTTCGACGACACCACTGTGCAGATGGTGCTCGCCAGGCAGAGCCAGATGGACGCAAGCAAGCGGGCGCTGGCGATCCGCACCATCGAGCTGATCTACAACGACAGGAACTTCCGCGTTCTCGATCCTGAAGCCGTGAAAAGCATCGTATTCGTCAGCTGCGTAACGGCGGGGAGGTGAGCGACGCCCAACAGCGTTGAGCCAGTGTCCGTGCATATCGACTGGTGGATGCGCGTCGAGGCGGCATATCGCTACCGCATGGCCGACGCCATGCTTAAAGCAAGGGGGAACACATGAACATCGAACAACTACGCGCCGAGTTTGAGGCGTGGGCAAATGGAAGATGTGAGCTACATCTCGTCAACCCAGCCGGAAGGTATTCGTCCGCAACTACCCAATTCGCATGGGAAGCCTACCAAGCAGGCCGAGCCGCCCTGCAATCGCAGGATCGGGGAGCAGTTATCGAGGAAGGTTTTCGTTGGCGCAGCATCAACCCGCCCTACAAGATATGGAACTACGTGTGGGATCGTGCCCCAGATTCTTGGGAGTTACGCGAAGCGGAGATACAGAACGTGGTTGTATACGCCCGCCGCGTTGAGGGGGAACGGGAATGAGCATACCTGCCGCCCTACTTCTCGCGCTAATTTCCGTGCTGTTTGGTTACCGATGGGGATGGGTGCGCGCACACGTAGTAATCGCAAAAGAATGCAAGCAGCTGGGCGGCTTCTACGTCGCAGGCGAAACTTTCAAATGCTCGCTGATCGAGCCAGAGGAAAAGAAATGAACACTCACGACATTGACCGATTGATCGACAAGATCGAGTCGTCAGCGGCTATGGATATAGCTGGGCGCAGCAAGTATATCCATGATCTGCGAGCCGCCATCGAAGCCGACCACAAGCGCAGGGGCGAGCCGGTGGCGTGGGTCGCCGCCGATACGCTCACCTCTCCGCATCCGGCGTGCGTTTCGTCGCTCGCCTATATGTCGCAGCTCGACAAAGACCTGGGCCGTGAATACGTGCCTCTCTACGCCGCACCAGTGGCCGCGCAGACGGCGGACGAACTCGCGGAATGCCGCTCCGCCGTGGCCGAGGTGCTGGCGCTCTTGGAACGCTCTCTCGCTGTCATACAACATGACATCGATGAAATAGGCGGCTGTGACCACAGCGTCGGCATCTGCTGCTGCGAATTGATCCATCTGGCCGATGATATCCGCGCCGCCATGCAGCGCGACGGCGGAGGTGATCATGAGTGACGCCTATCAACAGTACGAAGATGCGGTGGTCAGCATCGCCAAGGCAGACTTGTCCGCCGCGCTCCAACTGGCGACTGGCACCGGAATACGTCATCGCACGTGCTCGAATAACGAACGACAATCCCGGAGGACATATTTTCGTGAACCGTATTGAATTCGGCGACTGCCGCGAGATCATGCGGCGTTGGTCGGAGCAGGGTATCAAGGCGCAGATGTGCGTGACCAGCCCGCCATATTTCGGCCTGCGTGACTATGGCGTTGATGGCCAGCTCGGCTTGGAGCAGACCCCGGACGAATACGTCGCCAACATGGTCGATGTGTTCCGCGCCGTGCGCGACGTGCTGGCCGACGATGGCACGCTGTGGCTGAACCTGGGCGACAGCTACGCGAGGACTGGTGGCACAGATCGAAAAGTTAGCGAGACGGCCAAGGTCGGCAGCACTCGCAATACGCTGGAACAGATGAGCGACCGCACCAGTAAGGCGGCATCGCTTGGGCTGAAAGACAAAGACCTGATCGGCATCCCCTGGCGCGTAGCCTTCGCGCTGCAAGCCGATGGGTGGATTCTGCGCCAGGATATTATCTGGCACAAGCCAAACCCGATGCCGGAGAGTGTGCGCGACCGCTGCACCAAGGCGCATGAGTACATCTTCCTGCTAAGCAAGTCGCCGCGATATTACTTCGACAGCGAGGCGATGAAAGAGCCTGCGATTCAGGCGGGCAGGGTTCGCGCGGATTCGTTCGCCGGGCGGCAGGGGACGGCCAAATATCAAGTCGCTTCGGGCGGGATCGGGTCAGTGTTCACCGGGGCGCAGACCCGCAACCGCCGCAGCGTGTGGACCGTGGCCACCAAGCCGTACAAAGGCGCGCACTTCGCCGTGTTCCCGCCCGCGTTGATCGAGCCGTGCATCCTGGCCGGTTCGCGCCCTGGTGACGTTGTGCTGGACCCATTCATGGGCAGCGGCACGACCGCCGAAGTCGCCATTTCGCACGGACGCCAGTATCTAGGCTGCGAACTAAATGAAGAATACCGGCACCTTCAGGATGCCCGCATTCATGAAGCGACGGCAGCGCGCAAATTAGCGCTGGCGCAATCGTCTCTCTTTGACTCGGTGTCGGATAGCACCGCACTGGAGAATGCGGCATGAAATGCGCACTTTGCGGTCGCGCGCTGCGCAAGCGTGGTGTCACCGCCGACTACGTGACCGACGAATGCGCGGACCGCGATGAGAAAATCCGGCGGTTCAAATGAAGCGGCGACAAAAGAGGAGATGAGCAATGACTGACCGCTACGCACGAATCCGCCAGGCGCTGGCGCATGGAGGTGAAGGAGGCATGAACGAGCGCCCCATCATCATGCGCGATTGGGAGGTGCGAGCGATCCTGGCCGGTCAGAAAACGATGATACGCCGCGTTCTGCGCATACCGCCGCGAAAACTGTGTCCGGTTTCGGCTCAATTTAGCAGCGTGAAGAACGGGGTGGCGATGTTCATTTGTGGGACAGATGGTGCGCTTGTGCGCTGCCAACTCGGCCAGCCCGGCGACAGGTTGTGGGTGCGTGAGAATTTTTATCAGGACGGACAGTGGAGCCTCCGTCTCGGCTGCGAACCTGACGATCCGCGTGGCAGATTTTGGTCTGGGACAAGCCGTGTGATTTTTGCGGCAGACGGCACCCCATTGCCTGATCCTATTCCGGGAAACCAGTGGAGATTTCGCCCATCCATCCACATGCCTCGCCTGCTCAGCAGGATCACGCTGGAGGTCACCGGGGTGCGCGTGGAGCGGCTGCAGGACATAAGCGGAATGGACGCAAAGAGAGAGGGCGTCTCCGTGCCTGCGCACCTCCCGCATGACGGAGCAGACCTCGACTACGCGCGACGCGAGTACCGTCGCATATGGCAATCCATCAACGGCCCAGGCTCCTGGGATGCTAACCCGTGGGTGTGGGTCGTGGAGTTTGAACGGATGAAGGAGAACAAAGCATGAACAAGTTAAGCGAATTGAAGAAGCGCGGCTGCCCGACTTGTGAGGGCGTAGATGCGCGGTCCTGTTGTCGCTGCCGGGGGAAAACGCGCATGTGCGACTGGTACAACACGGAGACTGGATGGGCTCACTATACAGAGCTGGACAACGTTGAGCGCCAGATGGCCGACGCCATGCTGCGCGCCAGGGAGGGCGAGTGATGGGAGTTAAGGCCACCACTACCGTTGAGTACACCTGCGACATGTGCCGCAAGCCGACGCAGCAGCCGTTCGAAGCTGAGCAGCGCATCCTGTGGCAAGACCGGGATGTGTCGGCCAGAACAAAGGTGTCGGCGTCTATCGAAATCGACTACTGCCCCGGAGCTGTAGTTTTGTGCCGACCTTGCGCGGCGAACCTGATGCGCAGGGAAGCGGACTTGATCGACCCTCCGGCGCGGGAGGGCAAGCAATGACTGACGACATCAAACTGCCGCCGCTGCCACCCGGCGACGTCGTCTCGTATTCGCGAAATCTGCAGGACGAAACCCGCGCATACAGCAGCAGGGCAATGATCGAGTACGGTCGCGCCTGCTACAAGCAAGCGCTCGATGACGTCATGCAGCGTCTGCTGCAGTTGGACGGCGGCACCCCAAAAAGGAGCAACAGTGGCAATCCTTAACCGCATCCCCAAAGACAGGATCCGCGAGGAATTCACGCACTACGGCCTGTTCTGTGGCTTCGTGCCCGTCTACGTCAAATACCCGCACGGGATCTGCACGATCGCGGTGCGCAACTGGTGGCCGGAGTGGCTCATGAGCGTCGCACTCTTCCTGGTTCGCCTGCACGCCGACATGCTGCCACCCGGAGAGCGGGCGCCCTTTCCTGTCTTCCTAACCGGCAGGATCGACGGCAGCAAGGAGCCAAGATGATCCTCACCGGCATCGGATCCCGAAACAACCTCGCCTCCACGGAGGTCTAACACATGACTGACATCCACACCCTGCTGCGGTTGCAAGGCGACCGCTACAGCAAGAACCTGCAACGATACCTGCGCTCCTGGAACAAGAAATACCGGAGCACACCTTTCGAGACGCCCGAGGTCTACATGGGAACCGACGGCACCCGCTACATCGGTCGGCTCAGCGAAGGGTCGCTGTACGGCTCCAAGCTGATGGCCGCGCTGGTACTTGGCGGGCGCGCCATCATCGGCTGCTACTTGCGCGCACCCGAGGTGACGCCGATCGAGAACTTCTGGCGCGACTACGTCGCCATCGGCGGGTGCGCCATCGACCCCGACCACAGCGTGGTGTTCCTCGACGAGGACACGCGCTGGCAAGTCGAGGGCGACGTGCGGCGCTGCATCTGGTGCGGAAAGGCCACGCAAGTGCTGCGGCGCTGGACGGAGACCGTCGAGCGCGAAGCCTGGGTCAACGAAGCAGCAGAGGTGTAAGCGTGGCGAAGAAGAAACTGATCAGCGTCCGCACCGCGGCAGAGGTGGTAAACGTCACGCCGCGCCGGATCCAGCAGCTCATCCGTGACGGGCGCGTCCCGGGCGCCCAATTCATCGCCGGGGTTTGGCTGCTGCCGGAGGACTTCATCGTCCTCCCGGCGCAGCGCCGCCGCCCCGGAAAAATCCCCCTCGCAGACTAGAACGAGACCGTATCCTCGGGGTCGTACCCATCATAGGGCGACCCCGAGGGCGCTGGCTGGGCATCGTCCATGTTCAGCGGCAGGCTGATGCACTTGGACGTCTGCCCGTTGAACCGCTGCGTCCGGTCGCCATACCGGTCGGCGCCAGGGTAGCGCAGCAGCACACCGCGCAGGTCAGCAGAGAATGGTGTGCCCTGCATCAGGTGCTTGGGCTGGTCCGAAGTGTTCGAGACCAGCAGTCGGCCATCTCTGACGCGCATGCCGTACCGCTGTAGCACCGCGTCCGCAGACGACGCCTGCATCTGCACGCCCTCTACCTCGTAGCCCAGCGCCATCCGGCACAACTCGTAGACGGTGACGATCACGCCGCCCTGCAGCTTGACGTGCGCCTCCATGAGCGACGCGTAGGCACGCACGGAATCGTCGAGGTCGGCATTTTCGAGGTGCTCCGACCAGTCGTACTGGTCGATCATCTGCTCGACTTCCTCACGGGTGGCGAGCTGGGTGCTGATCAACGACCAGGCGCCGGCCAGCAGCGTGCCGTACTGGTCGCCGTCGCGCTGGCTGCCGAACCGCTGCGCTGCCACCTCGGCGAACAGGTCGATGTTGGCGCGCGTGACCGGCAGCAGGTCGAGCGACCGGCGCAGCAGACGCCGACCGATCTCTGGGTCGCGCTTGATCGCGTACAGCGCATCCTTGATCCGCTTCCAGGTCTCGGCTGCGTCCTTGTCCTCGCGCTTCGGGCGGAGATTGAGCACCGCCATGCGCTCGATGTCGGCCTGGTGCTTCATGCCGACCTGGACCGACGCCAGGCAGAACATGGAGCGGATATGGAACGACAGCGCGTCGCCGCCAGCGGTGCCCTTGAACGTTTTGGCCTCGGACTCGGTCGACGCCTGCCGGATGAGCGCGAGCACCGCCTGCACGCGGGCGGTCTCCCTCTCATCGTTCTGCTCGGACTCGTCGAACAGCACCGGCAGCGCGTCGGCCTTCAGATGCTGCCGGATCCCGGCCTCGGAGCTGTTGCCCTGGGCGAACATATCGGTGCCCGCCATGAGCGGGTGCACGTACTCGTTCAGGATCGTCGACTTGCCCGACCCCGGCCCGCCGCCGAGCCAGATGTGCGGGCGCCAGCGCAGCGCGCCGCACAGCGGTGCCAGCGCCACCCAGCCGGCCAGCAGCGCCGCGCTCGCCGGCTTCGTCCAGCGGAACATCTTGGCGATCTCGAGCAGCCGGGCTCCTTCCTCGTCGGAAAGCGGCGACTTCGCAGGCTCTGGCAGCGAACGATCCAGCTCGTACACGTAGCGGGACTTGATCTTGGTGATGGCCGTCGGCACGCCGTCGACGGACAGATAGCCGCCGTGGTGGTAGACCACCCGGCCATCGTCGATCCAGGCGCCGCGACCGCGCAGCCGCGACGGGTCATAGATCCCGGCCTTGTGGCAGCAGCGCACGATCCAGTCCATCGCTGACTTCCGGTCGATCCCGTTCTTTTCTTTTGCGGAGGGGAATTCGCGCTCCCACCAGTTAAGCGGCGCCAGGGCGATCAGGCCGGCCTCGGTGAAATCGCCCTTCGTGTAGACCAGCACCTGCTTCTTCTCGTGCTGGAACAGGTAGTAGCGCTCGTGGTCGTAGCCGAGCATCGAGAAGTAGCCGCCGGTGTCATCCGGCCCATCTGGCTCGTCATGCTTGGACACGCCGTCCTCGGGCTGGGGAACCTGCGCAGGCGCCGGATCCGGCGGCAGCGGCACGTTGGTCTTGATCGGCGGGGTCTCCGGGCGCAGCGCGAGGTTGATCGTCTCGCGCACGGCATCGTGGCCGCGCAGCAGCGCTAGGTCGTTGAAGTCGGTCGGGCCTTTGACCTTTCCGGTCTCTGGGTCGGTCTTGCCATCCTTGGGCGAAAACGGCGGGATGGCGACGAAGGCTCGGATCTCCTTGGCCGCGGTCCGTGCGTAGTAGACGCCGGGGTTGTCGATGGGCGTCGTCGTCCACTGGTCGTTGTCGGCGCACAGGACGATCGACATCTCAGGGAACGACTCGCGGATCGAGCGAGCGACCGGCGCCAGGTTGCCGGCGTCGAACGCCACGACGACAGCGTGGCCAGTGGCCTCATGCAAGCTGGCGCCAGTGGCGAAGCCCTCGCAGATCAGGATGACGCCTGAAACCGGCTTCCCGATCGTGAAAAACAGGCCCTCCTTGGCGCCGCCCCGCAGGAAGTCCTTGTCCCGATGCAGCGGGTTGTTCGCGTTCGGGAAGATCGCCTGCAGAGAATGGATGCGCTTCTTCTTGTCGCGCAGCGGCACCAACAGCGCGTTTTTGGTCACCAGCGTGACAGCGCCGGTTTCCTCGTTGACCACCTCCCAGCGCCCGACACGCAAGCCGTGGGCGCTGATTTTCTTGCGGGCGAGGTAGGGGTGCTCGCTGGCCGGCTGCGCGGCCTCCCACAAATCGTTTGCGCGCTTGGCAGCAGCTGCCCGGCGGGCCTTCTCTTCCGCCTCTTTCGCGGCCTTGCGCTCTGCCATCTTCTGAGAAAAGGCCTGACGCTCTTCCCGCGTGAGCGGACGGGTCTCCTTCAGCGACCACCTTATCTTTCCGTTTGGCCCGAGCCGCTTGTTGCAGCCGAATGCGCCCGCCGGGTGCTCGTCGGCGTGCAGGATGTACCAGGCGTTCTTTGATCCCTTGGCATCGCCGGCGACGTGGACTCGGTGGATCTTCCCGTCCGGCACGATATCCGCGATATCGACCGAGATCCCGGCAGACATCATCGCAGCGTGGAACTGCGACACGACATCAAATTCTGTCATTACTTCCCCTGCAAAGAAGTGTCCCGCTGAAAAAAAAGGCGGGCAGGCGGCAGCAGGGTCCGCCGTTCGGCCACGGGAGCTACCCGGTGCCTAGCCCATAAATCGAGGAGTACAGCGACAAGCAGCGCGCCAGCGAGACCGAAAGCCGGGCAATCGCGGGACGCGCAGGGTCGATCATGCCATCAATCCGACTGCTTGTGTCGGGTCTTCCACTCGTGCAACAGCCCGCGCACATCGGTCGGCGTGCGCACCACGCCAGCGATGCCGCCGTCGGCGCGCACCTGATCGATGAACCGACGCTGATCTTCAGTGGGCTGGCCCTTGGGCGCCTTGGCCTCGCCGGCGGTGAACACCGCCACCCGCTGGCCGACCATCTCGGGTGTGATGACCACCGACGTCCAGCCGATGAGGTCGGACGCACCGACCACCGGTTTGTTGTCCGGGTAGCCGAGCCCCAGGTTGACTAGCTGCGGGTATTCGATTCGCACGGAGCCGTCCGGCATGCGCTCGGCACGACCGGCCCAAGCCCGGCCAGTGTTCAGGCGGAACACCTTCGCGCCCTGCTTGCCGAACTCGAGCCAGCACTCGCGCTGCGCGGCGTTCTCACGGCTGCCCATTGCCGCCCCGGTGGTGGCGCTCGATCCAGATCACGGCGCCGGCGATGTAGACGATCGAGCCGAGCAGCTCGCGGATGGCCGCGTCGACCTGGCCGCGGTCGAGCATGCCTTGCGCCTCCTCCGACTTCTTGTCGGCCTGCCCGAGGAGAAAGCCGATTCCGCGCCGGTCGGCGATCTGCTGCATGGGCTGGCGATCGAAGGGAAGGTCGTTTGCATGGCGCTCCTTGCCCTTGCCGACGGCAGCCTGCTCGTAGGCGCGCCGCAGGACGTCGGCGAGGGACTCGTAGCCGAGAGCGATGGGTGCAGCGGTTGATCCGATCATGGCCACCTCAGAAAGGGATGTCATCGTCGTCAACCGTACTCAAGGTGCCGCTGTCGATAGCCCGGGCAGGAGCCGCCTGCTGCTGGCGCGCCGCCGGAGCTGCCTGGCGCTGGCCACCGTCCTCGCTGCCACTGCTGCCGCCAAGCATCTGCAGCTGCTCGCCGATGATCTCGGTCGTGTACCGCTCGATGCCGTCCTTGTCCTGCCATTTGCGAGTCTTGAGACGGCCCTCGATGTAGACCGAGCGGCCCTTGCGCAGGTATTCACCGGCGACCTCGGCCAGGCGGCGATACAGGACGACCCGGTGCCACTCGGTGTCCTCCTTCTTCTCGCCGGTGCTCTTGTCCTTCCACGACGAGGTCGTGGCGACCGACATGTTGCAGACGGCGTCGCCGTTCTGCATGTACTTCAGCTCGGGGTCTCGGCCTAAGTTGCCGACGATGATCACTTTGTTGACGGATGCCATAGCAGTCCTTGTCTGGGAAAGGCCCAACCGGGCCGGGTTAGAAACGGAGTGCGGCCTGCTCCTGCTGCGGAGCGACGGCACGCCAGACGGCGAAATGATCGTCGACCTTGGCGCGCAGCTCGCGCAGCTTGGCCGGCTTCAGGGACGGGACGCCGCTCAGGACGACGCCGAAGGTTTCCAGCACGGACTGGCCGGTCTCTTCCTTCCAGCGTCTCAGGTCGGCGACGAGCCCGTCGACAAGCTCTTGTTTTTCGCGGCGCGCCTTGAGACGGTAGAAGGCCTCGCCACGCGAGGCGCCAGCAGCCATCATTTCCTCAATGGTCTCGGCCCTGCGCAGCGCGACCGACTTCGCCCGCCGGCGCGCCTCGCGCTCTTCGCGGGTGATCTCGCGCAGGTCGCCCTCGCGCTGCTCTACCTTGCGAGTCGCGGTCTCGTAGACGTGCCCGCACGGAGTCCCGTCGGGCAGGATGCCCGGGCAGACGGGCGCCACCTCGTGGATGGTGAAGCACTTAGGGCACTGCGCGAACCGAAGGCGCTGGTCTTGCTGCTCGCGCTTGGCTCCCTTGCGCTTCTTCTTGCCTTCGAGCGACCACTCCCGCGGGTCGTCGATCAGGCCATGCACCCAGGTCAAGCCAGCGTGGTCGAGCAGGATGGCGCGCGGCTTTGGCGACGCGGCGATCGCAGCCAGCCGGCCCTCGCGGGTCGACAGGTCGTAGCCGTCGGCGTAGACGGTGCGCAGCGCCCGGCCAGCCTGCTGGATGAACAGACCGAGCGACCTCGTCGGGCGCAGGAAGATCGCGCAGGTGATGGCCGGGATATCCGTGCCCTCGGAAATCACGTCGCAGGATACCAGGCCAGTCACGCGGCCATTGCCCAGGCCATCGATGAGGGACTTGCGCCGCTCGGCGGACATGGATCCGTCGATGACCTGGAAGTTAAACCCCGCAGCCTGAAACTCCGCGGCGACGTGCTGGCAGTGCTCGATCGAGACGCAGAACACAACCGTCGGCACGCCCGGGCAGATGCGCGAGTATTCGCGCACGGCATTGCCGGTGACCTTCGGGCGGTCGACGCGCTCGGCGAGCGACTTCTTCTCGTAGTCGCCGGCCATCACCTTGACGCCGCTCAAGTCGATCTCTTCCTGCGGCGCGTAAATGGAGTAGTCAGACAGGAAGCCCTCGCGGATCAGCTCGGCGACGTCCGTGACCTCGATCAGGGTCTGGAACAGCCCGCCCGCCTCTTCGCCCAGGCCCTTCCCGTCGCCGCGCTGCGGCGTGGCGGTCACGCCGAGCATGCGCGGCTGGCCGAGCATGTCGTAGACCTTCCCGAAGGTGTTCGTCGCCAGCAGGTGGTGCGCTTCGTCGAGGATCATGAGCGAGAAGCGCTGGTAGTCCGGCGGGATCCTGCTCTTCTTCAGGCGCGAGAGCAGCGTGCCGATCGACGCAACCTGCACTGGCTTTCGGTAGGCTGGCGAGAACCGCGGGTCGATGATGCCGTGGTCGACATCGAACCACGACAGCGTGCGCGAGATCTGGTCGATCAGCTCCTGCCGGTGCGCGACGATGATCACCCGGCGCCCGAGCCGGGTCGCGGACTCGGCGATGTATGAGAAGGTGACCGTTTTGCCGAACGCAGTCGGCGCGACCAGCAGCACCCGACGGAACTGGCCGAACGCTTCCCGCACCCGCTCGACGGCGAGCTGCTGCTTCGGGCGTAGCTGGATCTGGGACATGGACGGCGCCCGTCGCTACTCGGCAGCCGTCCCACTGTTTTCGCCATCGCCCTGCTGCTCGCCGGCGGCATCGGCGGTGGCCTTGGCCGCTGCGTGCGCGGCCACGGTGTCCTGCATCTTCGCCAGGACGCGGATGGTCTTAGGCGGGCTCTGGCGCCAGCGATCAGGCGTGGCGCGGGCGACGCCAGCGGCGCGGCAGACACTGGTCAGGCTCATGCCAGCGGCCTTTGCGTCCTGCTGCAGCTCGTCGAGGGTAGCGCGGAAAACCTGCTCGAAATTCTTCTTCATGGCAGTTGAGACAAGTAGACGTGGGGCCGATTTTCACAAAAATTGAGTAAAACCGCAAACCGAGAACGGTGAACAATGGTGAACACACGGGAATTTACATGACGTTACAATAAACCCCGAGAAAAAGCGGGCGCATTTATTGATGCTTGCTCAAAATCGAGGAACAATCCCGGTCGTCACTTCCACCCAACAACCAAGGACGACCATGGAACAGCCGCTCCAAGGGCTGGTCGACGTCAGCAATGACGCCTATCACTCCGGCCCAGGCATCAGCAAAAGCCATCTCGACTGGATCGCGCCCGAGATGGGCCGCACCCCCCTCCACTACTGGAACCGCTACATCAACCCCGACCGCGAGCCGGACAAGCAGACGCCGGCAAAGGTGCTCGGCACGGCCATCCATACGGCCATCCTGGAGCCTGATCTGCTCTCCGATCGGGTCGTGCCGGGCCTCGACATCGACCGGCGCAGCAACGCCAACAGGCAGGCCTGGGCAGATTTCGAGAAGGCCAACGCCGGCAAGATCATCCTGCCGGGCGACGCCTACCAGACCGTCCTGGCGATCCGCGACGCGGTACACCGGCACCCGGTCGCTGGGCCACTGCTGCAGGGAATCAAAACCGAGCAGAGCTTCTACGCGACGGACAAGGAGACCGGTGAACTGATCAAGTGCCGGTTCGACGCGCTGGCCGACTCCGGCGAGTACGCGCTCGACCTGAAGTCCACCGAGAACGCAGGGCCGGCGGCGTTCGGGCGGTCTGCGGCCAACTACCGCTACCACCTGCAGCCGCCCTGGTACTTCGACATCCTGCGCGACCTGTACGGCGAGACGCCGAAGTACTGGATGTTCCTCGCGGTCGAGAAAGAGCCGCCCCACGCCATCGGCATCTATTACGCGCAGGACGAGGACATCGAATTCGGTCGCAAGATCGCCCGGCGCGACCTGCGCCGCATCGTCGAGTGCAAGCAGCAAGACTACTGGCCGGACTACGCAGCGCAGGCCATGCCGCTGCAGCTGCCCGCTTGGTACACGCACCAGGCCGAAAACGCGGAGATGGCGTGATGGACGCACGGGCAGAATGGGTCGAGCGCCACATCGGGCGCACACTGACGGACTTCCAGCGCAGAGCTGTCGTGCTGCTCTGCCGGGCGATGCGCTGCGGGCCGTATGACTTTGCGAGGACGTTCGAGCGCGCGGACTGGGCATTCGGCAGCGGCGTGCGATTTGTCGTCGACCACCCTCGCCTCGCTACCTTCGACAGCCCAGGACTGACCACGCTGGTGATCGGCGCTCACGACGAGTGCATCCGCGTCGAGATCAGCCCGGCCAATTTCCGCTGCCTGACGATCTGCATGTGGCCGCGCCAGCGCGAGGGCGAAATCCACCAGCGCCACCCGACCATGGAGCAGGCCATCAATACTTACCGCTGGACACCCCCAACCAAGGAGCAATCGTGAAAATCAGCCACATCCGCATATCGAAGATCCTGGGGATCGACGAACTCGAATTTTCCCCGGGCGCCGGCTTCACAGAGATCCGAGGGCCGAACGGCGCCGGCAAGACGTCGATCATGGAAGCCATCAAGTCGGCGCTGGCCGGCGGGCACGACGCCACGCTGCTGCGCAAGGGCGCCGACAAGGGCGAGATCGTCCTCGTGCTCGATGACGGCAGCGAGATCCACCGCAAGGTGACCGCCAAGGGCACCACGACAGAACTGGTGCGCGACGGAAGGAAGCAGGCCAAGCCGGTCGAGACGATCAAGGCGCTGACCGACATGCTCTCGGTCAATCCGGTCGACTTCCTGCGCGCGCCAGCGAAAGACCGGGTGCGCGTCCTGCTGGAATCGATGCCGCTGCAAGCCGATCCCCAGAAGCTGGCGGAGATCGTCGGGCAGCCGGTCAACATCGCGCCGGGCACCCACGCGCTGTACGCGATCGAGACGGTGCACAAGCAGATCTACGACGAGCGCACCGGACTGAACCGCGCCGTGCGCGAGAAGGACGCCACGATCAACCAGCTGACCGCGGCCATGCCTGAAGCGCCAGGCGGCGTTGAGGGCGACGAGGGCGAGATGCAGGCGCAGCTCGACACCGCCCGCAACGCACGCGATGACATGATGCGCCGCATCGACGCGCAACTGGCTAAGATGGTGTCCGTCATCCAGGAGCGCAAGGACTCACTGAAGGCAGAAGCGCAGCGCAAGATCGACGAGATCAAGGCGCAGCTCGCCGCAGACCTCGAAGCCGCAGACGCGGAGAGGGCCGATATCGAGCGCCGGGCGCAGGCCAAGCGCGACGAAACCGAGACAAACTTCCAGGCGGTCAGTGGCCCGCTGCGCGAAGCTCTCGCGGCCATCCGCGCCAACCGCGACGCGGCAGCCAAGCGCCAGCAGCAGGCCAAGATCATCGAGCAGATGAAGGACGAACTGGCCGAGCTGCGCGAGCAGGCCGAAGCCAAGACGCAAGCCCTGCAGGCGCTCGAGCAGTACAAGCGCGACCTGCTGGCCAGCCTGCCTATTGCCGGACTCGAAGTCACCGAGGGCGAGATCCTGCGCAACGGCGTGCCTTTCGACAGACTCAACACTGCGCAGCAGGTCGAGGTCGCGGTCGAGATCGCAAAGCTGCGCGCAGGCGAGCTGGGCGTGGTGTGCGTGGACAACATCGAGCTGCTCGACAATTCGACTTTTGTCGCATTCCGCGACCGGATCACAGAATCGGGTCTTCAACTTTTCGTTAGCCGCGTGCTGCCCGAGGGCGACTTCGCCATCGATACCGATGGTGACTGAACAATGCAAAAACGCCCGGAAAGTTACCCGGGCATCTCAGAGTTTCGCTGTAACTCCCGCTTTTCCGGTAAGATCATCCCGCGATTTCGATTACTCATTTTTTAACCGCTAATTCCCAGGAATACCTATGAACAACATTGTCACCCAGGAGCAAAAGCCGTCCACGTCTCCGGTCGTTCGCAACCCGAACACCCCTCCCGCCCCATACAATCCCTTCGCAAGGATGCATGCCAGCCACGTGAACGCGGGCACGATCGCCATCGAGTCCGAGCGCGCCATCGCCGACTCGCAGGTGAAGATGCTCATGGCGCAGCGCTTCCCCAGGGACGAAGCCGCGGCATTCGCGCGCGCCATGGAAGCCTGCCAGCGCCCGAGCCTCGCGGCGGTGGCGTTTTACTCTTATCCGCGCGGCGGAGAGTCGATCAGCGGTCCGTCCATCAGGCTGGCCGAGGAACTGGCCCGCTGCTGGGGCCGCATCGAGTACGGCATCCGCGAGCTGGCGCGCAACGAGGAATCCTCGGAGATGCAGGCCTACGCCATCGACCTGGAGAACCTCGTCTACGTGACGAAAAATTTCACGGTCCGGCACGTGCGCGACCGGAAAAGTGGCAAGGTCTCGCTCACCGACGAGCGCGACATCTACGAGCTGACGGCCAACCAGGGCAGCCGACGCGTCCGCGCATGCATCATGGCCGTGCTCCCGCCCGACCTGAAAGACGCAGCCGTCGAGCAGTGCCGCAAGACGATCGCCGAGGGAAGTGGCAACGTGCCGATCGGCGACCGGATCAAGCGCATGGTGCTGGCCTTCGGCAAGCTCGGCGTCTCCGACGAGCTGCTCGTCAAGCGCCTGGGCCACAGGCTCGACCAGACCACCCCGGACGAGCTGGCCGACCTGCACGGCATCTACAGCAGCATCAAGGACGGCGTGACCAAGATCGACGACTGGTTCGGGGACAGCCACGGCACCAGCGACGATGACGATGGCGATGCGAAATCCGGCATCGCCAGCGTGATCCAGAAGCAAGCTGCCAAGGCAGCGGCCAAGCAACCTCCTGCGGCAACCGCGGCGGAATCCGCAGCACCCGCTGCAGCGAATGCCGCGGCTCAGGCCAAAACCAAGGCGGCACAACAAGAGAAAGGCAAAAAAGATGAAGCGCATGACGCGCCCCAAAAAGCAGATCCTCCTGCAAGCGAACCCGCTGACCAGCAGGAGGAAGTAAATGTTCCTGCCGACGGTGATGATGATGGCCCGGTGTTCTGAGATGGATACGACCACCCCCCAGCTCCTGAGACCCGCCGAAGCGTCCGCGTATCTCCGTGTGGCAGAACGCACACTGGCGAACTGGCGAACGAAAGGTGAAGGGCCTCGGTTCCTGAAGCTGGGCGGTCGGGTGTTCTACTCGACCGAGGAACTCGACCGGTGGAAGCAGGCACGCACATACTCGTCGACCAGCAGCTACCGGGCAGTCTAACTACCTTCGCGGGGTGGGGCTAATAACCCTGCCCCCCTCTTCCATGCAATTCGAAGGACAGCAAGCAGCCGCCCTGCGGGAGGTGCAGCGGTGGCTAAGGGATCCTCGCGCCCCGCAAGTGTTCCGACTCTTCGGTTTCGCGGGATCCGGCAAGACGACGCTGGCGAAAGAAATCGCCAACATGGTGAGCGGCCCAGTCCTCTACTGTACCTTCACGGGCAAGGCCGCGCTCGTGCTGGCGCAGAAAGGATGCCACCCGGCCAGCACCATCCACAGCCTGATATACCGGGCCATCGAGGATCCAGAAACTGGTCACGTCACCTTCGTCCTCAATGACGAGAGCGACGCATTGACCGCCGGCCTGATCATCGTCGACGAGGTGTCAATGGTCGGGCCGGACATCGGCAACGACCTGCTCTCGTTTGGCACCCGGATCCTGGTGCTCGGCGACCCGGCGCAGCTGCCGCCGATCAATGGCGCCGGCTTCTTCACGTCCGACGCGCCGGACTTCATGCTGACCGAGATCCACCGCCAGGCGGCGGACAACCCGATCATCCGCATGTCGATGGACGTGCGCCAGGGAAAGAAGCTGGCGATCGGCACCTACGGCGACAGCAAGGTCATCCGGCGCGCCGACGTCGAGCGCAGCGAGATCCTGCAGGCCGACCAGATACTGGTCGGGCTCAACCGCACCCGGCGCACATTCAATGCCCGCATGCGCGAGCTGCTCGGACACGACAGCCCCTACCCGGTCTCGGGCGACCGGCTTGTCTGCCTGCGCAACAACAGGGCCAAGGGCCTGCTCAACGGCGGGTTGTGGACGGCGCGGCGCGCCTACATCACCGGCGCCAAGCACAAGCGGGTCGCCATGGAGGTCACGTCCCTGGACGACCCGACCGGGGCCGGCGCGCCCATCGAGGTCGAGGTGCCGGTGCAATTCTTCGCCGGCCAGGAGGACGACCTCGAGTGGCAAGTACGCAAGCAGCACGACGAATTCACATATGGCTACGCCCTCACGGTGCACAAGGCCCAGGGCAGCCAGTGGGATCACGTCGTGCTGTTCGACGAGTCTGCCACCTTCCGGGATTCCCGAATCAACCACCTCTACACAGGCATCACCCGCGCAGCGGAGCGGGTCACCGTGGTCGTGTAACAGGAGAACACATGCCTCACCCCACCCATGTCGCCGCCCCGCCGGGCGAGATCTTCTGGCGCTACGAGGTGCCCGAGAACCGGTCGGCCAAGATGCTGCTGCTGACCATCGGCGGCATCTGCGTCCTCGGCCAGTGGCAGGGCCGGCTGGGCGAACAATTCATGGCATGGAGTCCCATGCCCAAACGCAACCGCGACGCCGAGCGTCGCCTGTTTCCGAAGGAGAAAAAGTGAGCATCGAGATCAACGAGGAACAAGTCGCCAAGGCCGCGCAGGATCTGCAGGCGCAGTGCTTCGGGCTGGCCAGCGCCAGCGGCTGGTGGACTGACCCCGAGACCGGCAAGGACGTCCGGACGTGGCCGGACGGTACCCTCAAGCTGTGGATCGCGGCCAAGCTGGCGCTGGTGCATTCCGAGGTCAGCGAGGCCCTCGAGGGTCTGCGCAAGGGCCAGATGGACGACAAGCTGCCCCACCGCTCCATGCTCGAGGTGGAGCTGGCCGATACCGTGATTCGGATCTTCGACCTGGCTGGCGGGCTGGGCTTGGACATGGGCGGCGCGATCGCCGAGAAGCTGCGCTACAACGCCAGCCGGGCCGACCATAGGATGGAATCACGGCGCGCCGCCGGCGGCAAGGCGTTCTAGGCAAATCCCGGTCGTTACCGCCCGGTCCTGCATTTTTGTGCGCCCGACCTGCGCCCGAACTTTTCCACTGCCCGCCGAGCACCAGTTGACTGGCGGGCCGACTTGCTCCTAAGTGATTGGGAACCCGTGATGTTTTGGTGACGAAGTGGCGCGCCCGAAAGGATTCGAACCTCTGACCCCCAGATTCGTAGGAAGTTACTCGGGGTCTGCCACGACATCCTTCCGCATCACCAGAGTGAGCAAAACGTAACGGGTTTCAACGGTTTTCAGCCTGCACAACAGCACGGCGATGACCGAACCTAACCCACGGATCCCGGATTTGTGCGCCCGACCTGCGCCCGAAATCCGGGGCCGGACGCAAGCACCAGACTCAGGACTCACACAATGGAGCGCACCAGAATAACCAAGAGCCTCATCGACGCTATCGAACCGGGACAGACAGATGTCTGGATCTGGGATAGGGAGCTGCCCGGCTTCGGCATCCGCGTCCAGCCGAGCGGGCGAAAGACCTATGTCGTCAGGTACCGGACACGACGGGGCATGACCCACCAGCGCAAGATGACCATCGCTCGCTGCTGCGACCTGACCCCGGACAAGGCCCGGGAGCAGGCTAGGAAGGTGTTCGCCGCCGTGGCCGACGGCAGAGACCCGGTGGGCGATATGCGGCAGGCTGCCGCTGACGCCAAGACCATGCAGGATCTCAAGGTCCACTACATGCGACTGCACGCGAAGCCATTCAAGAAGCCGCGCAGCATCGAGCTGGACGAGAAAAACTGGCGCCTGCATGTCCTTCCGGCCATCGGCAACAAGCAGGTGCGGGAGGTCACCAAAACCGACATCCTGTCCATCCACGGCAGCCTGAGCAGCCACCCGGCCACCGCCAACCAGGTGCTGGCGATGCTGTCCAAGGCGTTCAACCTGGCCGAGGATTGGGAATGGCGCGAGCGAAACACTAACCCGACCGACGGTGTCAAGAAATTCAGCATACCCATCCGGGAGACGATCCTCTCGACCGCGCAGCTCCAGCGGCTGCATCTGGCGCTGGCCGCCATGGTGGAGGACAGGAGCGTCCCGAAGGAATTCGGCGACCTCGTCCGTCTGCTCATCCTGACCGGCTGCCGGCTGCGGGAGATCATGCACGCCAAGAGGGAATGGGTCGACGATGAACGCCGCGTCCTCGTCCTGCCCAACACCAAGGTCGGCAGGAGGATCATCGCCCTCTCGCAGCCCTGCATGGACATCATCCGCGGCATTCCACGCAGCAACGAGTGGTTGATCCCGGGCCGTGTGGCTAACAAGCCGATGATCACGCCCTACTCCATGTGGCGGCGCCTGAAGAAGCGGGCCGGGCTGCCAGACGAGCTGCGGATCCACGACTTGCGGCACACTGCCGGGTCGATGGCTCACGCCGCCGGCCTGACCCAGAAGCAGGTCGCCATCATGCTCGGCCACAGACAGCTATCGACCACCGAGCGGTACATCCACGGCCTGCACGGCGAAGGCGCCCGCGTCATGGACACGCTGGCCAGCGTGATCACGCAAAGCTGGTCACCGGCCCAAGCGACCTAACTTCTCGGCTGCCGTCGCGCAGGCCACGCACAGGCGGTAGCCGTAGGCGCGACGGCACTCTGGCATATCATCCTCGCACTCTGCGCAGACCTCGGGGCCGTACTCGGGGTCTTGCGGCGTAAAGACCCGCTTCTTCGTGCGCGGGCCGTTGTTCATTTCCCAGATCCACGCTTCGTGGTCTTGGGCGCGATCTTCCAGGGACATCAGTGTTCCGTAAGCTGTCGGATATAAGTCGCCTTTGCCGCGTTCGCGGCGGCGCACTCGGAGTACAGGCCGATCAGCGCGTCATCGTGCTCGAGCAGGTCGCCCATGGTGGCAGGCTTCGGCAGCGACGGGATCGGCGGGCATTCGGACAGTAGGCTGGCGTCCGGCACCGGGCGGCTGGTTTCCACATAGACCGTGGGCTTCGTCGTGCAGCCGGCCAACGCCAGGACGGACAGGACCACGGACAGGCGCATCATTTCTTTGCCCCCAGAAACCGCAGATTCGCGGCATCGATGTGCCGGTTCAGCAAATCCACGCCGGAATCGGGGAGCTGGCAGTCGGTGTAAACGAGCTTCTCGCGCTCGACGCGAACCTCGTGGTTGAACGTCTTGTTCTCGATGCGGATGTTCTGCAGGGCGGTCAGGAATTGAGTGGCGATCTCCTGCCCGCGGCGCTGCTCGGCCAGCAGCTGGTCGTTCGTTGCCTTGAGCGCGTCGGCTTGAGCCTGCAGGAGCGCCTCACGGTCGGCTGCAAAGCGACCGGCAGCGATCTCATACCCCAGGTACATGCCAGACAGCAGAAGCGCGCATCCGCCAATGATGTACCAGGGAGTCGCGCTACTGGTGAGCCAACGCAGGATCTTGATCATCGGAGGAAATACCACCACACAGCAGCGAACGAGGACGCGAACGGCGCGAGGTACGCGCACGCCATGCGAACCCGACTGTTCTGCTGATAGGCCCGTCTCATGGGACGATCACCTTCGAGATGACGGCCATCACAACGGCGCTCATGGCGCCCGTGGCCAGCCCGTAGGCAATCAGCTTGACCGGAGCAAACTCGGCCTTTGTCACCAAGTCCTCGACGAGCTTCTCGAGATTTTCCACCTGCACCTGCAGACGGACTACGCTCTTCGAGAGCTGCATCAGGTCGCCGTGATTGTTGATGCCGTCGCTCATTGCTACTCCAGGAAGTAGGGCTCGTACTTCGCCCTACGCACATAGATGATCTCGCGGACGTACCCGCGGTTGATGTCGAAAAAGGACTGCCCATAGCCGGGCGATGGCTTCCTCGATTTCAGGCTGGTGCGCTCGACGTTGGAGAACCAGCGCGACGGGTCGCAGCCGGTCGTGTTCGAGCACAGGCGCCGATCCTGCAGCACACCGCTCTCGCCGCCATTGTAGGCGGACAGGGTGAAGGCAAGCCGGTCGATCGGCGTGGCGGCGTCGCGCACGCGACCGAAGATCGAGCGATCCATCTCCACCAGCGCCAGGAGCTGGTAGTGTGGGTCGTAGCGGTTATCCCACGACCAGTCGCGCAGGCTGGCAAACTCCCGCTTCAGCTCCGAGAACTTGTCGAAGCGGATCGAGCCGTCGGCGCGGTAGGCGCGGGTGATCTGGCCGAAGCCGAAGCCGTACTCGCGGCTGGTCTTAAGCTCTGCGCGCGGATTCCAGCACCGGCTGTGCCTGAGCGTGATGCAGGACTCCTTCTCGACCTGAGCGGCCAGGAAGGACGGTATCGGCGCGTCCGGCCACTTCTCGACCTGGATCCCGCGCAGGATCGGCAGGTACTGCTTGGCATTGGCGGGCACGTCTTGAGCGTGCCCGGCCACCGGAACCATCAGCGCGAACAGAACAGCAAGCGCGCGCAGCATGGCCGTCAAGCTCTCGCCCAGACCACCAGAGCGAAGAACAGGATGCCGACGAAGAAAACGATCGACGACGCAATCAGCGCGGCAGGAAGGCTGCGCTCATTGATCGCCTGCTCGACGGCCTCCGTCAGGTGAATTTGCGGGAAGATGATGCGGCTGATAAAGATCGCCACGCCGGCCAGGATCGGCGCAAAGATCACCCACTCGATAAGGGTCGCCAACATAGGCCGGTCAATCCAGTACATAGCGACGAGCGCCGGCAGGATCAGGATCCACGCCGACCGGTCGAACAGGGCTTTTACACGGCGAAAACTCATGATCGCGCTCCATACAAACTGCGGGCTTGATGCCCGCAGAGTACGATCACGACCGACTGTTGCACGACCTAGACGCCATACCGCCTGAAAGGGCTGACCCGGAACGCCAGCATGCACCGGCCCTTGTCCTCGACCTGTGTTCGGTAGAGCTTCCAACCGAACTGCAACTCCAGGCAGCGATGATCCGTGTAGTAGATCTGCCGCTCCCACAAAAACGCCGTCTGGCCGCGGGCATTGACCGCCGTCCAGTAGCTCATGGACGGCTGCCCGGTGTCCCAGGTGTCGGAACCGTCCACGTGCTTGGTGATCTGCACGCCGGTCATGTCGTAGCCCAGAAGCCATTGAACGTAGTAGGCCGGATTGCGCCAGATCCACGCGGCCCTGGCGTACCAGCGCAGCACAGGCGACGACAGCACGCGCTCGCGCCCGAAACGGCCCAGGAGCCAGTGCTCCTGGATCGCCGTCGGATGGCGCAGGATCAGGTCGATCTCCTGATCGTGCGTTGTGATCCATTGCCAGTACCAGACCAGTCGCTCGCGGCCATCGTCGCCGACGCGAACGAACACTGGCAGAGCCGCGATGGGCGCCAGCACGAACGCCAACACGTCGGCGATGGTGGCGATGATCGCGCTCGGCACATAGCGCACGAGCGCACGAGCGAGTCCGGCGGTCATTTGCTTGCGGCAAGGGCGAACAGATCGTCCAGACCCTGCTCTGTGCCGCCGAGCGCGGCCCACATCGACTTCAAGAACTCGTTGTCGCGCTCCCAGGTGTCGGCCTCGTACTCGATCTGTGCGGCGCGGCGCTGCACAGGGTCGGTGATGGCCTCGATGGCTGCCTCCACGTCGTCCAGCTTGCCCACTTCCAGCAGCGCCAGACGGCCCTGGCGGCGGGTCACTTGCTGCGGCACGTATGGCGGCGCTGGCGGGAATGGATGCTTGGAAATCGCGCCGGTATCAGGATCGATCTTCCAAACTCCGTCGGTTTCGTTGATGGTCTGCCAGAACAGTTCGTCGGAAATCTCGGCGGCATCCTCTGGTATCTCGCTATGGAGTTCAGAATCATAGCGGGCGACTAGTTCGTGCTGGCCATTAAATTGTGCAAATTTCATAATTACCACCCTATAGCAATATAGGCAAACACATCCGTTGGCCCGCCACCGTATCCCATGAACCCGGTATTAGTCAGGTTGTTGTAACTTTGAACATACCTGCTGCCCGGAAGCCCAAAATCCATAGCTGCCAACGCAAACGCTGCATTAGGAAAAGCAATGGGAAATATGACTTGCGTACCGGTTTCCGTTATTTGCGCTTGTCCCCATTGAATAATCAGCCCGCTAGGCAATTTCTGGTAGCCATTGACATTCATAAAATTCCCAAACGCAGCCGCCTTCCCCATCTGCAGGCTACCGCTAACCGCGTACCAATTGACGCCGTTGGTCACGAAAGTGATGCTGTCTCCGTTCGCGCCGGACACCGACGTGTGCGTTCCCGCGCCGCCCAGATAGATGATATCGGAGCCTTGACGCTGAATCGTCTGCGTCCCCGCCGTGCTCGAAAAGAAGAATTCGATCCGCGCGCCAGGCGTCATGGTGCTGGCCAGCGGCAGGGTCACGGTGTAGTTGGTGGTGCCGCTCAAAAATACCGATGCGCCCGCGTGCTGCGCGGTCAGCGTGGTCGCGCCACTGAGCGAAACGAAGGAACTCGACTGCAGCCCTTGGCGCCGCACGAACTCGGTGGTGGCGATGTTCGTGCTGTTATCGAACCGCGGCGGCGTCGGCGCTGTGGAGTTGTTCGCCAACGCCAGCGGGCCGATCATCGTGCCGCCGAGCGCCGTGATCGCGTTCGCAACCGCGAACCAGGAAAAGTTGATGCCCTGCAGGATCTCGCCGCCGATGGCCGGCGTTGCGAGCGTCAGGGTGAGCCCATCGGTCGCCGTGTACTCGCTCGAGTCCATCAGGCGACCGTCCAAGAAGAACAAGCAGACACCAGGCGTGTAGACGAGCGACACCACGGTCTGCCCCGGCGTCAGCGTGACCGCCGGAGTGGCGTACATCCGGTGGATTGGGGAGTTTCCGAGATAGGCCATAGTTACGCCTGCTTCCCAAGTGTTTGTGACATAATCATTTCGTCTCTGTGCCGATCCGAATACTCATGCAGACGAAAGAAATTTGGCGTCCGGTGCCGATACAGCCGTTTGATCAATGCTACGAAGTCAGCAACCTTGGTCGCGTTCGCAGCCTTCCAAGAAGCGTACCGTCCCGACCGGGAGTGACGAAGATCGTGCGCGGCGGCATCATGACCGCCACGAGAACCGGAGACGGGTACCTGCAGGTTTTCCTGCGCCGAGACGGACAAAAGAAGTTTGCTCTGCTGCATAGGCTGGTGGCCGGTGCGTTCTTGCCAGCACCAGCGTCCGCGAACGACAACAACCTTCTTCAGGTAAACCACAAGAGCGGCGACAAGGCGGACTGCCGAGCAAGCAACCTCGAATGGACGACTTCCGCCGAGAACCATGCCCATGCTGCCAGTCTCGGACTCCGAGCGGTTGGCGAGCGATCGAACCTCAATAAGCTCACGAGCGATCAGATTCCAGAAATCCTGGCAGCGCGAGAAAACGGAGAATCCTACGCCAGCATTGGGCGCAGGTATGGAGTCACGGCGCCCGCTATTCGAAACGTCTGCATAGGAAAGTCGTGGAGACATATCACTGGCTTTTGATGATGTAGTTAAGTGCGACGTTGCGCGGGCGGGCTTCGGAGCCGCCTTCAGAGCTGACGAGGCTCTCCGAGCTTAAGTCGCTGTTGTAAACCGTCGAGGCGCCGTTGGCGTTGAACGGCAAATTGTTGTTGCCGCCATTCACCAAAGGCATGGCACTGCTGGCCGCGCCTTTCGACCGCTGCATCAGGAATTGGTGCCGGTGCGCCTTGTTCTCGTCGCCCTGCGAACTCCCCAGCGTCCGCCCCGCATCCACCCCGCGCCCGTTGTCCAGACCGCGGATGAACTCGCCACGCAGATCCGGTAGCCCGAACGTCGTCGAGCCGTCGCCCGCCCCGTATGTCGTGCCGATGACCGCAAACAGACGAGCGTAGGTCGTGCGGCTTACATTCGACCCATCGCATAGCAGCCACCCGGTCGGCGGCACTGCGCCAGCGAACGGCAGGACGGTGCCGGGCGGCAGGAGGTTCTGCACGAACTCCGTCGACGCAGGCTGGGACGAGACATCATTCGCCGCCTGCGTCGGCACGTTGCGGTACGGAGCAATATCGTAGTTGAGTTGTCCCATTTACAGCTCCGTCGCGGAAATCACGTAATCGACGGCACCGGACTGGTCTGCTTGAACGTTAAGCGAGTTTCCCGCTTCGAGGATGATCTGAGCTTCAGGCTTGAGGGTCAGCGTGCCGCCCGGCGGAATGCTCGCCTGGTACAGAACATGCTTCGTGTTGCCCCCCTTGGTCACGGACACCGAGACCTGGGCAACATCACCGTTTGTGATGTTGCAGAAAACCGCCGAGGTGATGATGGCCGGGCCGGTTCCGGGCGCGGTATAAGCCGCAGCAGCCACGGTGCCGCAAGTGCCGATCGAACTCTTGAAAGTTGCCATGGGTTAACCCCCGAAAATGATCGCGTAAATCAGCGCCGTGTCGTTGACCTCCTGCTGCACGAAGGCCGTCGTGGCGACCTGCGTGGTGCTGGTGCCTGGTGAAGCCGTCGGCGCAGTCGGAACACCGGTCAGCGCGGCGTTGGTCAAGTCGCTGGTGGACTCGCGCACATCGGTGCCGTCGCACCAGATCTCGCGGTCTTTGCCCTGCGCGACGGCCACGCCAGTGCCCGCGGCGGTCTTGACGGTGAGCGTGAACGCGCCGCTGGTACGGTTCGAAACGATCCAGCTCTTGCTGACGTCCGGCACGATCACATTGATGTTGGCCGTCAGCGTGCCGGTAAACACCAGGATGCCGGCGCCGGCTTCGGTAGCCGACAGGGTGACATTCGTGCCGCCGGCGACGTTCTTGGTGGTGATGCCGTTAACCGTGCCCTGCACGAACGCGGTCGTGGCGATCTTGGTCGAGTTGTCGCCAAGCGGCGGGGTTGGTGCCGTCGGCGTGCCGGTCAGGGCCGGCGAATTTTTCGGCGCGACAGTCGGCGGGATGGTGGCGCCGCTTTCCAGGTCGTCGACGTGCTTCTTCAAGTAGGCGGTTCGGTTCGCCAAGTTGAGTAGCGGCGCGTTTGCGACCCCGCCCACGCCGCCCGCGACCGGGTCGGTGACCTCGAGCTGGTAGACGCCAGTGTCGTACTGGATGATCTCCGGTTGATTCGCCACGGCAACCTCAGAAGTTGATGGTCCAAGTGCCCGCGAGTGTTATGTCGCTCTCCTTGTGGAGCGGAGCGCTGCGCGTCTTGCGGGCGTACAGGGTGTTACCGGCGGTCAGCAGGCCGAATTCGGAAATCGCCTTCCCGTTGGCCTCGCCCGTGCCGAGCGAGAAGGCGAAGCGCACCTGGTTGTTCGCGGGATAGGACACCGTGTCGATGGGCTTGACGTAGGCGTCCGTCAGGGACGTATTGCCCGCGGTCGGCGCGGTCGGGTTGGTGCCGAAGCCGATCTGGGTGATGCTGCGGTTGGTCACGTCGCCGCCCAGCAGGCGAGCGTGGATCTGCTTGGAGTTGTTGACGATGAGGTTTCGCTCTTCGAAAACCTCGATCAGCTCCCCGCGGCGGTAGACCTCGAGAACAAAAAAGCCGCAGGGCATCTGGGCATAATCGGTAATGGAGAAGCTCACGCAGACCTCCGGTAGTTTGGGATGATTGTCCCGTCACGACCCCATCAGACCGACTCGGTCACCACCTGGCCGCCCAAGAAGAAAACCTGCCCGTTGAAGTAGCGGATCCCGTTGTACTGGTAGTTGTAGGAGACGGTCAGCTCGCCCTCGTCGTCCGGCGCCGCCAGGGTGTCGTCGATCCCGGCCATCGTGCTGGACATGCCGAAATCGGGGTCGTCCGGATCCGGCAGGGTATCGTCGAGGTCGGCGCCCACCTGCCACTCGACAGGCCCGCCATCAGTGGGCGGGGTCAGGGAGTCGGACATATCCGAGCCGCGCAGCAGCAGCGACCGCAGGTGCGTGCCGGCGTCGCGCAGCCGGTCGATGACCTCGCGGACGATCGACTGGAACTGAGTGATATCCCCGCCATTGATGAAATCGTAGTCGTACTCGACGTCGAACAGGCCGTAGTACGGGAAGGCGTCGGCGTCGTAGTTGTAGGCGCCGTTGTAGAAGATCGTCGCGTCGTGCAGCGGGAAAACCGGCCCGTACAGGGTCACGTCCGTGACCTTGGCGTCCTGACCGGTGTAGACCTTGATCGCCGCCTCCATGGCGACGTTGTTCCCGCGGGGACGGAGCACCTCGGCGATGATGCGCGGCCCGTAGGACACATCCGGCTCCCCCTGGATCCTGGGGACGCCATAGTAGCCGCCCAGCTCGTCGAGCCACTCGCCCTCGGCGGTGCGGGTGGACATCTGCTTGAGCGCCTCGGGGATTTGGGCAGCGGCCAGCTTCAGCTCGCTGGCCACGGCCTCCATGTAGGCCCAGAGCAGGCTGGTGTAGGCATACAGGTGGTCACCGTTTGACCTGGAGATATCCCCCTCGCCGTCCATCAGGGCGAGCGCCGAGACCTGCGCCGCGCTTCCCTGTACGCCGTAGGCGATCTCGTAGCCGGGCTGGGACGCCAGATAGAACATCAGGTCGGCCAGCCGGTACTGCGACAGGTCGACGACCAGGTCGCTCCCCGGCCCGCCGGTGACGGTCGTGTAGAGGACGCCGTCCTCAATGCGCCAGGTCATCCCCCCTCCCTCGTACTGCAGGCGCAGCGCGAGGAACTTCCCCGGGTCTTTGTCGAAAACCCGGTTCAGGTAGGACAGGAGCTTCTGGGTCAGGCGCATGGTTTAGGCGATCGTGATGTTGCCCGGCATGATCTTGGTCGTCTTGTCGACGGCCACGTCCGCGGTCGGGGTGCTGGGCACGAAGTTGTAGACGCCCTCGATCTCCATGACGCGGGCGATGATCTCCGACAGGATGGCCGGGTCGCCGATTTCCAGCCCCTGCAGGTACGCGAAGATGGACTCGGTGGCGAGGTTCACCAGGGTGGCATGGTCGTACCCCGGCAGAGCGGTCAGCACGCCATCGACGTCCAGATCCTGCTCGTTGGCGGGGTGGACGTCGACCTTCACCCCCGCGGCCTTCCAGCCAGGGACGGCATTGCCGTGCTCGTCGTAGTAGCCGTACACGACATCCCGCGCCCGATTGACCAGGGCGCTGGTGGTGTTGCCTACGCCGTTGTGGACATAGCACTGCACCCAGGCGATCGGCATGTTCGGGTCGATATCCTTGTAGGGCTCGACGATCGACACCGAGACGACCCGCTCGATGAGGTTCCCACCCGGATCCAGGAGCTGGGTGGTCTTCAGGCCGTACTCGAGCGCGGCCACTGTGCCCCGGCTCAGGGACTGGATGTAGGCGTTGAAGCGCAGCTTCCGGTCCTCGTCCGTCTCCTGGTTGATGCCGTTCATGAACGGGCTGAGGTTCGTCGCGCTGACGAAACCCTCGGGCGGCGGGCTCAGGGTGAAGGACAGGCCGGCGCCGATGTTGCCGATCGTCCCGGGCTGCGTGGCAGCCACCAGAACGTCGACGAAGCTGTCGCCAGGATTGATGATCGCGTCATCGGTGCTGACGTAGGTGGTCGAGCCGCCAGACGCGGTGAAGATGGTGCCAGACTGGATCAAGATGGGGTTTGCACCGGGCGTGACCGTCACGCGCACCAGGCCGCTGGCCGCGACCGCCTCGATGCGGGCGAAGTCGAACGAGTGGTAGACGGAGACCGGGATCGCCTCTTTGATCCCGAAGAACATCTGCTGGTAATACTCGTCCAGCTCCACCGCCGGCGCTTCCACCAGCGTGCGGGCCACGCTGCCAACGTTGAAGTCGGTGATCTTGGTCTGCGTCGACCGCATCCAGTTGATCATCGACGCGACGATGGAGCGAAAATCCTTTATCTGAAACATTTCCTGTCCTTACGGATTCGCGGCGATTTCAAGCGACTCGCCGGCCACCGGCTCCACGTACACAGTGACCCGCACGGCATCGCCGGTAACCTCGGCCTCGGCCCGCAGGATCCGGCGCACCCGAGGGTCGCCCGCCACGGCAGCCCTGGCGTACTCGGCCACGATCTGGCCGGCAGCCGGGCCGTTGATGGCGCCCAGCATCCGGCGGACTTGCGAGCCGTAGTCGAGGTGGAACATCAGCTCCCCGCGCTCGGTGTCGATCCGATGCTTGAGCGCCTGCCGGAAATTCGCCCGCCCAGAGATGACCGCGAAGTCGCCATTCTCGGCGGTGAGCTGCCCGCCGGTCAGGTCAATGTCCGAGCCAAAGACGCTCTCCGGATCCGGGCGCGACGCGGCGGGCGCAGGCGCCGGGACAATGATCAGGTCGCCCGGCACCAGCACGCCAGGCCGCGGCGGCGCGGACGGGCTGCCGACGATGAACGGCGGGACGAGGGTGTTGTAGGAGATCAGGTCGTACCAGCGGCCAGCGTCACCCAGCTCGCGAGCGGCGATCTGCTGCAGCGTGTCTCCGATCCGCACCTCGACGAACCGGAAGCCGAACATCTGGCGCGAGAACTCGGTCATGCGGACACCACCATGCCGGAAGCAATGTCCGTGACCGCCGACCGGATGGAAGCCGTCGGCAGCGGCGACAGGACGGGGTCAGTCAGCGCCAGGGTGCGCAGCGCGGACTGCGCCGAGCCGTTAATCGAGACGGGCAGCGGGCGCTGGGTCGGCACCACGGCGTAGAACGGGTTCTGGCCGGCCAGCACGCTGATCGGGCGACCACCGCTCGTGCTCGAGCAGTTGGACGCGCCGAACAGCGGGTCGTAGTCCTCGTAGAACAGCTGCTGGCGGAGCGCGTTGCGCAGCACGCAGAAGATGTTCGAATAGGCCCCGGCGATCTGCATCAGGCGGCTGCGAATCTGGTTCGGGATATTGGCGACCGCTGCCACCGTCCGGAACAGATTCACGCCGGCCTGCGCCGTCATCTGCGCCACCCGGATCAGCGACCCGGCCACGCCGTCGACTGCCGCCACGGCGCCGCGCACTGCCCCGTAGAGCCGGGCGGTCTGGTTCATGAAGGCCTGCACCGGCGACGCGATCGTCCGGTCGACCCAATGCTGCACCTGGTTGATTGCGCCGGTGATCTCGTTAATGGACGCCGTCAGGCTGTCCAGCCCGAGCGACTCTAGGACGTCGGTGTTCAGGAGACCGCCGCCGCCGAACTGCAAGAAGCTGGCCTGGCCAACGTTCTGGTCGAGCACCGTCAAGTTGATCTGGTACTGGAACAGCAGCGGGCGGGACTTCGACCGCCGCAGGGTGAAGCTGACCGGCGCCACGACGACCGTGATGCGGTCGAGCGCGTCGGCGAAGATGAGCTGCACCAGATCCGGGTCGCGTCCGGCCTGCACCGCGTCCCGGCGCCGGGCGTGCCACTGGTCGAAAACCTGATCCTTCAGGGCGTGAAACCGGGCCTCCCCGTCGTCTGCGCTGCCCATCGTCCGGCGCCAGCCGGTGTGGCCGCTGATCGTGATCGTGGGGATGCCCGGGCCGAAGGCGTCGGCCCACGCGCCGCCTAGCGTCTGCTGCACGTTCAGGCGCGACGAGTCGCTCCGGACGAGATCCTCCGGGCGGATGGCCAGGTTCAGGCTGACCGGCGGCAGGCCGGACGCCTGATCGTCCAGCAGGAAGCTGATCGGGCGGACGTCGGCCTTCTGGCTGGTGGGCGGATTTAGGAGCATGGCCGCAGTTTCCCGTCACGACAGCCGGGCGGGTTGCTTTACTCTTTTTCGAGCATACGGTACTGTCTAGCTGTCTTAACTTTCTGATACGTCCCCAAAATGAAACGCGTCCTTCTTGCCGCCATGATCGGCGGCGCAATGATGGCCGCGACCACCGTCGCGGAAGCCATAGAGCAATCTCAACCCCAACCCGAGCCATGGCTGGTAATGGCAGACCGCGGCGCGTGCACGCCGCTCCTAGAAGTCATGCCAGCCACCAAGCCCGAGGACGTGCTCAATCTGATGCGCAGCACGGGGATGAAGGTCGGTCTGCGCTACTACGGCCCGAGCTATGCCGAGGTGTACGATCTGGCCGGCATCTCCACGTCGTTCCCGATGACAAATGACCCGAAGAACTGCGCCGTAATCCTGCCTGCGCACATGGTAGTCCCGCGGCGCTGACCAGCGCCGCGCCCGTTACGGCACCGAGTCGCTCGTGCGACCGCCGACGTCGCCTTCCATGTGGCCGTGACCTTTGAGCTTGATGAGGTCGGCTTCCACGTCGCCGTTGTTGACCCTGATGGTGCCCTCGAAGGTCGACACCGCGCCGGACGCGCCGGCGCCCAGCACGTTCATCGCGCCCTGAACGGTCAGGTTTCCGGTGCACGTCGTCTGCGGCGTATCGAGCGTGACACTCGGCGCCGTGACCGTTGCTGCACCGCCGGAAGTGACGTCGGTAGTGCCGACCACGTTGACGGTGGCGGATCCGCCGACATCCACGCTCAGATTCCCGACATGGGTCAGGGTCACGTTGCCGCTCGGGTCGATGTTCAGGGACGCCACGGTGCCGCCGGCGTTCGCCACGGTCACCTGCAGGTGGACGGACTTGCCGACGTTGCGGGCGATCTTCCAGCGCCCATCGGCGTCCTTGCCGGTCAAGTCCTCGTGGGCCGGGCTGGTGCCAATGCGCAGGAAGGTGCCGCTCGGGTGGTACAGCTCCGCATTTCCCTCGGCGTCGATCGTCGAGTAGACGTCGGATGCGTGGCGGCTCACCCGCCGCTCAAGCTCCTTGAACAGCATCTGACAGACCTGCGGGTAGCGGAAGCCGATGACCACCGGCAGGTGGTCAAAGAACGCTACTGCCGCGATCACGTCGCGGCTGGTTTCCTCCCGCAAATCCCAGACTTCACCGCTGGATGGAGTCGCGGGCTGCGCCAGATCGTTGAAGCCGGCATTCGAGCTGGCAAACGGCGCAAGCACCTGCACGCCAGCCAGGCGCGAGCCGTCGTCGGTCATGACTAGATCGACCGAATAATCCTCCGGGTGGATCGCGGCCACCCGCCCCCAGCGCAGACTAGACACCCCTCGTCTCCTGCAATTCGGCCATGTACGGGCTGGCCGCGCCGCCGCCGCGCTTGGCGCGCTCGACGAAGCCCATGCCGCGCTCGACCGCCAGCGTCGAAAAGAAGCCGCTAAACGGCACGTAATCGTGCTCTACCTGGGTCACGTAATACTCGGCGGAGAAGCCGCCGCGCTTGAGCCTAACGAACTTTCCGGGCCGGATCCGCTCGTTGCCGCGCACTCGTATCGTGCCGCGCTCGAGCAGCACGTTGTCCTTGTTCTGCTCGACAAGGAACCGACGACGGGAGTCGATCCAGTCCACCATGTCGGCGTCGCGCTTGCGCTTTTCCGACTCGGGCTGCCCCGAGTTGAAGGTGTCGACCTTGTCGCCGCCCTGCTCGGTTTGGCCGTACATCACCCGGGTGCCGTACAGAGCCGTGGCACTGTTCGGATAGTCCTCGAGCAGCACGGACTCCTTGTCGGCCCCCTGGATGGCGAACAGCTGCCGGTAGATATCGCTCACCAGCTCGAAGCGCGGCGACCGCACCCAATAGAAGTTTGCCACATGGGCATCCGTCCGGGACAGGTTCAGCGACAGGACGTCGGTGTCCGGGATCTCGATGGTTTCCGGCGCGGCATAGTCCTCGTCGTCGTAGATCTGCGGGTAGATCGATTTGCCGTCGATGCCCTTCGACGGGTTCGGGCGATACACGCAGTAGACGCCATCCTCCCGATCCTCGAGGAACAGCTCGTTCCAGATGCCGATATCGCTGTAGGTGCGCAGCAGGTCGTAGATCGACCCCTCCTGGTTCTGTGGCCCGGAAACGCTCGACGTGCCGTGCTTGACCTGCACGTCGAGCTTCACCTCTGTGGGGTTCGGCGAGTTTTCCGGCATCAGGCGCTTGATGTACGGGTTCAGGATCTTCTGCACGACCTCGGTGACGAACTCCCCCGCCGTCATCGTGGTCTTGAAGCCCACGCCGAACCGCTCGAACAGCTTGAAATTCGACAAGATATCCTGGCCGATGACGTAGCCAGGCAGGTACAGGATCTGCAGCTGCTGCCAGAGCTTGCCGTAGTCCTGGCCGCTGATCACCACCGACCGCTGCGGGCGACCGTCCGCCCCCATGGCCTCCGTGCGCACGACCTCGGAGACGAAGCCGCGCATGATGATGGGCGGGCGCGTCGGATCGTCGGTCGGGTCGTTGATGAGGTTGCCGATCAGATCCGGCGGGTCGTGGCGCATCCGGATCTCGACGAAGTCCATCGGCTCGATCAGGCCGTACAGAGTCTCGAACGAGAACACCTGCTTGTGCGGCTTGTCGGCCAGCGTGATCGAGAAGCCACCCGCCGGGGAGTTGATCGCCTTGGACGTGCGCACGCCGCGCTGATCCGCCAGGAACGGCGAGAGGTCGATCTTCTGGTCGATCCCCTTGTACCGCTCCGAGACCGGCATCTGGCCGTTCAGCGTCGACCGCTTGATCGTCTTGTAGAGGATGACCCGAATGTCGGGCTGGTAAACCTTGACCTTGGGGGACATCAGCGTGCTCCGTAGGGCACCGGAACGCCAACCCGGGTGCTCACGTTCACGGGCGGCGCCAGCGGCGTGCCGGTCGGACTATTCAAGGTGAACTGGCCATGGATGGCGACGTGCTGGGTCTGACCGGGTACGTCCACCTGGCGCACGCCGCCGGGCACCGGCGCATCGTGCATGCCTGCCCGGGACAGGATGGCCGGAACATAGGCCTGCGTCTCCTGCGGCGCATGCGCCAGCCAGTCGTCACCGTACTGCTGCACGGCGCGGTCGACGTTCCCCGGCCCCCAATTGTAGGCGGCGAGCGCCTTCCGCCAGTCGCCGCCATACCGGCGCAGCATCGCGTTCAGGTATTCCCGCCCGACCCGCAGGTATTCCTCGCGGGAGTTGTTGCGAATGCCGACGACGCCAAAGCCAGGATCCCTGGCCGTTCCCGGCATGAGCTGGGAGATCCCGGCGGCGCCAGAGCGCGGGTTGGTGACCAGGTTCCCGGTCTCGTCCGTATGTCGGCCACCGGACTCCTGCATGATCAGCGCGTCGAACACCCGGGCGAACTCGGTGCCCGGGGTGCCGGTGAACTGCTGGCGAATCTGGTCCTGTTGCCGGCGCAGGGCTTCGTCCTCCGCAGAGAGGGCCGCGGCTTTTTCCTCTTCCAGGCTCCGATTCGTCTCCCCGACGCGACGCCGGGCATCGGCCAGCTCGCGCAGGCGCGCCCGAGCTGCCGCCTGCTCTTCCGGCGTCATGGTCGAGCCGTTGCGGCGGAATTCCTCGTAGGCGGTCAGGTAGGCGCTGTTCGCCTCGTCGTAACTGAGCTTGTACGAGTCGTAGCGCGCCCGAATGGCCTCCTTGCGCTCCTCGGCCTCAGCTTCCGCCACCGCGAGCTGGATGCCCATCGGGCCGCGCTTGCCGCCGCCAGCCATGTAGATGATGCCAGCCCGCATGTCGTTGAGCAGCGGGACGGTAAGGCTGGCGAGCCGCTGCACCTCGTTCTGCACACCGACGATCGTGCGACGGGTCTCGCTGCCCTCGGTACGCTCCTGCTCACGGGTGGCCGTCAGCTCGGTCAGGACGTCGCGCAGGGTTTCCTCGTTGCCACCCTGCAGCGCCGCCGTCAGGCGGTCGCGTTCCGCCGGGCTCAGTGCGTCCACCCCGGTGCGCGCGAACAGGCTGCGCGCCTGCGCTTCGAGCACGTCGCGCCCGCCAGTCTGGATCCTGGCCAGTGCCTCGATGCCGGTATAGGACAGGCGGCTCAGATCCAGCCCGGTGCCAGACCGGCCAAGCCTGTCCATGATGCCCGTGAGCGCCTCCGGCTTGGTCAGCGCCAGCGCCATCGCCTGCGACGTGTTGATGCCGAAGAAATTCGACATCGCATTCGCCATCAGCTCAGGGCGCCCCGCGTAGATCTTGCGGAAGTGCTCCATGATCATCTGCAGGTTGGTCGACGCCGAGCCAGCCGCCGCGCCGGGCGTCGACAGGCCGAATTCCTCGGCGAACCGGGCATAGAGCGAGCCCGACCCGAACGCCGCCGACCCGGTGCCGAAGGCCCCCTGCTCGCGCAGGATAGCCGTCTGGATAGGGTTCAGGCCGAGCCGGCTGCCGAGCGCCGCATAGATGAAGTGCTGGCCGGCCTCCCCGGCTGCGCTGCCCCCGGCAATGGCCGAATTGACCCGCCCGAGCAGCGCGCCGGCGCCTTCGACGTCCAGGCCTGGGATGCCGGATCCGGTCATCGCGGCCAGCATGCCCGCGTAGCCGCCGACGTTGGCCGTCACCAGGCCCAGGCGGGTCTGCTGCGCCGCGAAGTTGCCGATCGCCGCCAGCACTTCCTCGGCCTTGGCAAACGCGCCGCCCCGGGCGATGCCCTCTCCGATCATCAGCGCCAGCCGCCGGCTGTCGTTCTCGTTGCGGGTGACCCCGAACAGACGCATCTGGGCGAAGAACGCGCTGCTGCGGCCCGGATCCATACCGAAGGCCCGCCCGAAGCCGCCGCCGATGGCGACCTCACTGGCCAGCGTCCGGTAGGCCTCCGGCGCCAGATTCGCCATGCGGGCGAACTGCTCGCCGAGCTTCTGGCCTTCCTGGAACGTGATATCCAGCGCAGACGAGGAAGCCCGCAGGGACTCCTTCAGAGTCTCAAATCCGACATTGACGTCGCCCAGCGACCGCTTGAGCACGTCGTAGGAGATGAACTCCTGCTCGGCGGCGCCGATCTTCTCGCGCACAGCGCCTATGGCCTTGCCAATGCCGAGCGCCAGCAGCCCACCTGCCAGCCCGACCAGGCCCGCCATGGCGCCGCCGGCCAGTCCTGCCGTCAAGGCGTTGTTCGCCACGCCGCCGGCAGGCCCGAGGGCGCTCAGGCCAGCGCCGAGGATCTGCCGGCCAGCACCGGCGACGCCGGCAGCAGCAGGCGTGGGCGGTGGAGCAGGCGGCGGTGGTGGCGCTGCCGGGCGCGCAGGCGACGCGGAGCTTCCAGCCGTCGCCGGGAACGAGTAACCGGTGACGTACTCGAACGCCTCGCGCATCCGGCGTGCCCGGATGGACGGGTCGGAGTAGACCCGCGCCCAATCGACATCGAAAAACCCGGCGCCAGACTGCCCGGTGGCGCTCAGGCGCTGGCGAAGCGCCGTGGAGACCTTGAGCAGGCTCTCGAACTGCTGCGTGACCTTCTTCAGGTCGTCGACGGATGCCTTGTCGATCGGCGTGAACTTGACCTTGTTCGCCTGCGCGATCATCTGGCCCAGCTTGTTGAACTGCTGGACGAACTGATCAGTCGCCTGCTTCAGGTCGGCAGCGTTGAACTGCGCTTCAACCGGGATCTTGATGCCGCTCATTCGCTCTTCATGTCGATGATGGTTTCAAAGTCGTCATCCGGCGGAAGCTCGCCGCCACCGGCATGCGCAGCCTGCTCCTCGGCCCACTGCCGCTCGATTTCAGCCGGGTCGAATTCGTCGTCCTCGATCTCTTCGACCACTCGGTTGTCGGCATAGTGGTGCGCCCAAAAATCGGTCTCGATTTCCTCGAGCGTCGCCTCCAAAAACCGAGGGTCCGTCGGCGGCAGGTTGTATTTTCGCCTAAACCAGAACTGCAGGGTCTTAGCCCACTGCTTCCCCCTTGCCTTCGCCCGCTTGCTTCTTTCCGCTGCGAAAGGAGTCCTCCTTTGCGCGCAGGGCGCTGTAGACCTTCGCCAGCTTGGCGTAGTCCTCATCCGACAGCGGATCCAGCTCATCCAGATCCCAACCTTCCGGCCCCCTGACGGTCAGCACGCGCAGCGTGGCAATCCAGTTGCCGACCAGTTGCAGGAACTCGTTCGGCTTGTCGACGCCCTCGCAGATCCGCGAGAACTCGGCGGCGATCTTCAGCTCGTCGGGCATCTTGCGATACCCGAACACAAACGAGCCGACGCCCTCGACGTGGAGGGTGAAGTCCGTAGGGCTGGGCGGACGGGTTGGACTGGCCATATGCTCTCCTAGTTGACGTGGAAAAAGCCGCCACGAGGGCGGCTACCTTTGATCGACGCGGCGTCAGGCCGCCACACCGACCACGTCCAGAGCGTTGAATACCCCGGACTGGATCAGGATGGCGTGCTTGCTGATTTCGATATCACCGGACGCATAGGAGCAGCCGACGTACTTCCGCAGCTGCTGGCCGGTGTCCTTGTCGTAGACCTCGATATCGAACACCAAGCCCTGCAGCATCGCGTCGCCGTTCTCGGCGGCAATCCCGGCTTCCAGCAGGGCGCCGCGGTTCAGCATCATGGCGCTCACGTTCAGGGTGTGGCGCGCCATCGTGGGCACGTACTCCTGCACATGGATATCGCCGATGCCGGACGCGGCGTCCGGCGCGTAGTCGTCGTTCATTCGGACGGACTGCAGCAGGCCGATCTGCTTGCCGTCGAAGGTGATGACTATCCGGTTACCAGACCGGGTTTTCAGGTTCTGTTGAGCCATATCGCGCTATCTCCGCAATTACGCCGTCGCCGTCCCGCTGTAGGGCACAGCGTAGATCGTGATCGGGATGTAGTTGATGGGCAGCACCGGCGAGCACTGGAACTCGACCCGCAGGACGTCGCCCTCGATCGTGGCGCGGATGTTCCGGTAGGGCGGGTTTTCCGCATCGCCGACGATCACGCCAGGACCGGACGGCTCCGGACGGGCAAGCTCGCGCAGGGTCGACTCGGTGATGCTGACCGCGCGAGACAGCGAGATCGGCGAGGCCTTCTCGCCGCGCAGGATATCCAGCGCGTTCCGCACGTTGCGGGCAACGAAGTCGCAGGCGAAGCCGACCGAGACCTCGACGCGGTTGTAGTTGTCGTTGACCAGCCAGGTGGTGATCGACTTGACGACCTTGTAACCGCTCGGGGTGTTCTCGACGCACAGCACACCGCCCTCGATCAGGACGTCCGTGTCGGTCGGGTTGCGCAGGTCGCGTTCCAGTCCGCGCACCTTTATCGTCTTGTTGGTCAACGGGGTGCCCGGGTTCACGCCGGAGAATGCACCGGCGATCATCGCTGCCAGCAGGTACGGCGGGAACAGGGACAGCTTGCCGTTCTCGTCGTAGTCGTAGTAGCCGATGTGCACCAGCGAGGTGCGGTCGCTGTTGAGCGCCTTCGCAGCGGCCAGCGCATCCTCATCCGACGTGCCGATGCCCGTGCCGACGATGCCGCGGCGCTCCATGCGCGCGACGTTCGACATAAACGCGCAGTGCGAGTCGTTCATGGCATGAATGGCCGGATCCGAGCTGACCGGCACCACCCACTGCACATCCACCGTCTGCAGCGTCGTGTAGGCATCGCTCCATTCGCTGTTCGTGACGATGCCGTCCGAGCCGCCGGACAGGTAGGTGAACGGGATGTTCGCCGGCACAGCGCCAGCGTTGGCCGCACGGGTGGCGGTCACGAAGCCCTCGGTGGTGCTGTTGAACCAGTCGACGATCGCCTGCAGGTTGGCCGTGGCCACGTAGTCCGCCGTCTTGACGTCCTGGACCGTGACGCTGTCCAAGCCGTTCAGGGCGGGTTTCTGGCCGTTGCCGTCCAGCACGGTCGCCGTGAAGCCGGTCGTGGTGTTGATGCGGTCGACCAGCTCCTGGATCGTCCTGAACGTGTTCAAATCGATCACCGCCACGTCGGTGCCCGAGGGCGCCTGCAGATTCACCTGCGTGTTGGTGATCGTCATGACAGCCGTGGCCGCGGCACCGTTGTACCGGATGGAGAAAGCGTTCCGCGCCAGATTGTCCTGCGAGTAGTAGTCGTTGCCCAGCTGCGTGGTGACGCGCTTGCCGGCATTCGTGCCGTTCTCGATCTTCACCTTGATCTGGTTGGTGTACAGGCCGTAGTCGGTCGACACCAGATCGATCACCGGGTTGTTGCTGGAGTCCAGCAGGGTCAGGCTGGCCTGCGTGGCCGGGTTGACGCGGATCGCCACGACGGTCGACGGCCCATTGGTCTGGGCGCTGGGGTCGAACGCCTTCAGGACAGCCGTCAGCAGCTCGCCACTGCGCAGCACGGCCTGCGCCTCCGACGGGCTGCCGAAGCGCAAGGGAGTGTTCGGCTTACCGCCGCTCGAACGACCCATCAGAGCAACGACGTTGCCGACCGACAAATTCTGGTTCGCCATTGCGGAGTCGTCCACCACCGACATGGTGGCGGGCGAGATCCACAGGCGACCGTTGAAGAACACAGCCATGATCTCTCACCTCAAACAGGTTTTTTCATGAAGGCCTGATACCGGGCGCGGTAAGCGGACTCGGCATCCTTGAGTCGGCCAGCTTGCCGTTCGGAGAAGTGGAACGCTCCGATCAGCTCGACCCGTCGGTCGCTCTCCGAAAGACGCTCGCAGAACTCGTCCAGCGTCAGATCGAAGGTGGCCGGTTCTTTCGGCGTGGGGTTTTCGCTTTTTGCCATGGGGAATCCCTCTCAAGGCTGGGTAATGGGAATTGACACATCGACGTTGACGTCCACGTCCTCGATCGCTCCGACCTGAGAGCGGACAATCACGGGCGCGAGACAGGTGAAGGTGTTCACGCACGCGAACAGCGGCACGTCGAATTCGCCATCCGTGAAATTCGCGTCCTGCGAGGACAGGTCGATCCTGACCATCCCGGCATCGTCGAACACCGGCAGGTTGCCGACGATCACGCGCCGGATCGCATGCCGCAGATTGATGCGCTCGTCCGGATTGAGCGACCAGCCGGTGATCTTCAGGGACACCTCGGCCAGCCAGCCCTCGCTCTCACGCCAAAAGCCGCCGATGACCTGGAAGTCGTCGCCCTGCATATCCTCGCCCAGGCCGCGGTCGGGCGGGCTTTCGGATTCCAGCTCGATCGTCACCAGCGGAAACAGCAAGTCGTCGGTGATCTGCGGAGGCCCCCAGACCACGCGGATCTGGTTGTGCTTGTTGCGCAGCGGGCCGCGCGCGACCTCGACCGCCAGGCCTTCCGCGAGCCGGCGCCGGACGATGTTCTGCACGTCCGTGCTGGCGTCCTCGTAGGTGGCAGACGGAGTGCCGGATGCCGACGGGCCAGCCTGCCACGTGCCGCCCACCAGATAATAGGGACGGTAGTAGTAGAGAACGTCGTTCTTGAGCGCCTTCGTGTCCAGCACGACAGGCTCGTCACCCTCGTAGATCCGCACCGACGCCGCGTCATCCGGGCCGGTGAAAGAGTCGTCCCCCTTGCGCAGGATCCGCCACTGCACGGCGCCAGCCGGCGGCGTCAGGAACAGCCGCATGGCGTTGCCGATCGGGAGAGGATAGACGGTGTGGATCATGCAGAAATCATGCCGTCACGACCCACCGTGGACCGGGCGTGACGGTATCTTGCAGGCATGGCCGACTATCGCATCTCCGTAGACCTGGGTGGGCTCGCCTCCATCCGGCAAGTGATCAACCGGGACGTCTTCCCCCTGTTGAACCAGGCCGTGCGCGCCGTCGCCTTCCAGACCGCCAAGAACTGGAAGCAGGCTGTCATGGAAGCGAAGCTGTGGAGCGGGGAAAAGGACGCCTACGTCAAGTCGATCACCTGGACGATGACCGGCGACCTGAGCGCCGTCGTCCAGGCGGACTATCGGCACGCCGAGGAAATCGAAAAGGGCCGACCGCAGCGCGACCTCAAGAAGATGCTCGACACCAGTCTGAAGGTCAGGGCATCGAAGCAGGGCGTCCGCTACCTCTACATCCCGTTCCGGCACAACACGCCCGGGCACGGCGCCTGGGCGAAGGCCATGCCGCCCAACATCTACGAGATGGCGAAGGAGATGGCGCCGTCCACGGTGGTCGGCAAGAAGCAGCGCCGCTCCGGCACCGGCGCCTACGACATCAAGACCAAAAAATTCTTGACCGTCAACCAGAACACATACCAGTGGGGTGGCCGGCTGCCCGCCGGGCTGGCACCGAAGCTAAACCCGACCCACAAGACCGACCCCTACGCCGGCATGGTGCGGTTCAACACCTCCACCCCGAACGCCAAGTCCAGCGCATACCTGACCTTCCGCACAATGAGCGAGAAGTCCAAGGGCTGGATCGTGCCGGCCAAGCCCGGCCTGTTCATCGCCAAGCAGGTGGTCGACAACATGAAGCCGCTGGCGGGCGCCGCCTTCACCGAGGCAATCAAGCGGTCGCTCGACTAGCGGCCCATCAAGTCCCACTTCCGCAGCACGACCCGCCGCGGCAGCTTGGCGCCGCGGTGCTCGTTGCGGTCGGCGGCAAATGGCCCGAAGCAGTAATACTCGCTGTAGCGCGTCCCGTTGATGGTGTACGGCTTCTCAAGCGGCGGCTCGCCGCCGTTCGGCCAGGACAGGTCGCCGTCCGGCGACACCACCGGGATGCCTCCCTCGACGATGTTCCCGTCGTCGTCCAGCCAAAATACACGGCTCACGGACTCCACCGGCACCAGTAGGCGCTCGTTGGGCTCGCCATGGACGAGCACCCGCGAGAACGGGTCGGTCGCGTTCAACATGACCACGCGGTCGAACTGGCCCATGTGGTAGGCCGGGGAATTGCTGGGCAGCACTGCCACCGAGTCGCCGGACTCCCACAGACCGAACTCGGCCCACTTCAGCTGCACGTCCTGATTGGCAACACCGATCGTTGTCCGCACCGGCGGCGACTCCCAGAATCGGCCCTTGCCGAAGCAGCGCGGGCAATTCGGCGTTGCCGACCCGGACGCCGGGTTGATGCACGGGCAGGTATGCGCCCGCGACCACAGGCAGTCCTGCCCGATGTGACGCAGGAACGAGTTAAACGCTGCGGGACTCAGTCGCGGCACGTTTCACCCCCCACAAGAGGCCCCTCGTCATTTCCCAGGAAACGCTTCGCCAGCGGTTCCCCGCCAGGCGGGGTATCCTGCGGGCCGGGCTCGTGCGGGACAAACCGCCCGCCCCCGATGTGGCGCATGACGCGCCCGCCGTAGTTGACGAGCGCGCCGACCGGCAATTCGGATCCGTCCATCAGATACCTCCCATCGCGCCAAAGCGCACGCCGTGAATCGCGGCCATCAGGCCGCCGTTGGTGCCCTTGTCGCCATAGAGGACGTGGTCAATCACGTCCTGATAGCCGTCCATCTGGACGGAGACCGACTGCGACAGGCCATCGGCGCTGATCGAGCCGGACTGCGGCAGGTAGCGGTCCTGAACGACCTTCAGCACCGCCTTCTTCTTGATCGCGTCCAGCAGATCGGGGAAGTCCCGGGCGACGTTCTCAAGCCCAGCCACGTAGGTGAGCTGGATCATGAGCGGGATGGTGCGGCCACCGCCCAGCGCCTGCATCAAGAACGCCGACAGCGGCGCAGCGAAGGTGCTCGTCGCCGGCACGAAGCGGATGTGGCCGTACTTCGCGTCCATCCGGATCCAGTCCAGCGGCAGGTCGAACATGCCCTGCACCTGGTCGGGATAGACGAACCGCACCCGAGTCACCCGGTGCACCGGCTTAAAGCGGGTGACCAGGAAGCCCCACTTCTCGCCCTGGAAGAAGCCTGGGTCGTAGTCGTAGCCGGGATCGATCGCCCAGGGCATGCCAGGCGGCAGTGCCGCCAGCTCCGCCGGGGTCGGCTCGATCGGGAAATACTGAGTCGGCACCAGCGGTACGCGCAGCTCCCGCGCAATTTCCGCCTCTGCGGCGAGCACCTTGCTCCACAGGTAGCCGTCCGTCAGGACGATGTCCGGATCCAGCAGGGACGCCGCCGCGGTCAGGCGGTCGTTGCGGATCTCGTCGACGACGACGTCGCGCACGAACAGCTGTGACGCGACCGGCTCCGTGACCGATTCCACCTGCATGCTGAACCGGCGCACGCCAAAAGCGTCGCTGGCCAGCAGCAGGATCAGATTGCCCGGCTGCAGGCCGGACGAGACGGCGGACGGCACGTCGACAGCAACGACGCCGCTCGACCAGTCCGCGCCGGCGGCAGCCGGATCCGGCGCCGGCAGGTCGTCGACGTGCGTGCGGCCATCAGACGTGTACAGAGCCGCCGTGATGCTGGCCGACGTGCCGATCGGTACGCCGGCACCGTCCTGGCGCACCGTCACAGTGAGGTGGGCGTCCTGCCCAATGACGATCGTGCTCATGCAATCCCCGAGACAGAAAGGCCGCAGGGCGGGTCACACCCCACCGCTGCGGCCTGTGACCCGCAAGCCAGCCGGTTAGTTGGCGTCTTCCAGCGCCTTGATGCGAGCAGCCAAGGCCGAGATGGTCGCCTGCAGGTTGCCGGCGGACACGCCGTTGGTGGCATCCGCGGAAACCGTGACATTCGTCGCGTCCACGGTGTCGCCGCCACCAGCGGCCTGTTCCAGAGCAGCGATGCGGTCGCCCAGCTTGGCGCGCTTGGAGCCGGGCGTCATGTTGTTCAGAACTCGGGTGATATCCATGATCGATCCTTTGCGGTGGGGTTACTCGGCAGCCTTGTCCGCCTTGCTGCGGCGCGAGCGGGTGCCGCTTTGGGGCTCCGCGGGTTCGGCGGGTTTTTCCCCTTCCGGCTCCTTGCCGCCTGCTGCAGCCTTCTCGCCAGCGCCGGATTTGTCTCCACCGGCAGCAGGCTCCAGCAGGGCGTAGCCGGGCACCAGCAGGAATGCCTTGGCGGCAGCCTCGTCGATTTCCTCGGACACCATCCCGCCGTCGGGATGAGGGTCAAACTTGACGCCGTTTATCAGCGTCGACGTATTCGGTAGTTTGCAGATGACTCGCGGCATGGCTCTCTCCAAAAACCCGGGGCCGCACCAGCAGCCCCGGGTTATTCACCCTCGGATCAGGCGAAGGGCTTCCACTTCGCGCCATCGGGGAGGATGTTCTCGATGATGGCGTGGTGACGCCGCTTGGAGATCCGCAGGTAGCCGAACAGCAGCTGCGCCCAGGGCACGACAGCCGACACGGTCGGGTACAGCGGGAACTTCAGCATCGGCAGAAGCTGGCGCCAGGTGATGGCGTTAGCGCCGGGCGTCATGTTCAGGATGTACGCCTTGGTCGTGCCGGGGATCTTGCGGTTCTTGTCGACCCAGGTGGTGGTGCCACCGGCAGCCTTCGGGATCCGCGTGACCAGACGGAAGTCGTCCGGGTTGTTCGTGCCGTTCTTGCGGGAACGGTAGATGGCATACCCGGTTTCTTGTCCGCCGCTCGACGCCGTGATCGACAGAGTCACTTCCTGGCCTTGCGACACCGCCACTTGCGTGGTGATCACGCCGGTGGATTGGCCGGCGGCGCTCACACCGGTGACCAGGTAGTAGTAGTTGCCGCCATGGCTGGCGCCCCACTTGCTGTCGGCACCGCCGGCACCAGCCGAAGCGGAAACCGACTGCGGCTTGAACGCGTTGTTCGCGGCAGCCACGACGGGGAAGTCGACCTCGAAGGGCTTCAGCTGGCCTTCGTCGCGCACGAAAACGTCCGGCTTGGCGGCAATGTCACCCCACGAGGTGCGGATGCCCTTCACCGGAGCGCCCAGCATGATATCTTGGCCGGTACCGGACAGCGACACGCGGAAGGCCGGGTCGAGGTTGGTGTCGAAGTCGGCCTGGGTCAGCTGGCTCATGAAGATGTGCGTCGGGCGCCCGAAGTTGCCGTAGGCGCTCACCGTCGCGGCGGCCTTGTTCACCAGATCGATCGAGGCCAGCGACTGACCCTCGGCGTCCAGCAGGTTGTCGGAGCTGACCTGACCGGCGCTGATACCCTCGACGATCTGGGCGTACACGCCAGGGAACTCAGTCGGCACGACCATGTCGTCGCCCTCGAAGCAGAGGAACTCCGCATCGGTCAGCAGCTGCAGGGCACCGTTCTGCTGCTCGGTGGCTTCCGAGTCAGCGATGGTGTTCTGCAGGGTCTGCACGAAGGACACCTCACGGCGGGTCATGAGGTACTTCACCAGACCCACGCGGCGGGCATAGCTGCCGGTGGCCTGAGCGATCGAGCCGGTTTCGGTGTTGGTCGAGCCACCGAGGAAACCGCCCACGCTCGACTGTTCAGTCCACTCGTCGACCGTCGCGGTCGCGTTGGTCTTCTGCAGCTCGTTGAACAGCGCAAAGTGCTGGTTTTCCTGGATGGTGGCCATCATGGTCTTGTCCAGGGACTGGATGCGCAGGGCGCCGCCACCGGTCAAGGCCGCAACGTCCGTGCCGTAGCCGGCTTCGAGGGCTTTGCGCAGCTCGGTCACGTCGTTGAACGACATCGCGCCGGTCATGCTGGCCCCGGCCGCAATTTGGGGGAGCTGAATATTCATTTTCGGTTCCTTACTTCCTTACGGTGAAGGGGCTGGTTACTTAGCGGCGACACGCGCCTTGATGTCTGCCGGGACATCCATGCCCCGGTTCAGATACGACTCGGCCCGAGCGACGTCGTGGCCGGTCAGACGGCCAGCGCGCATGGCATCAATAGCCTTTGCCATGAACTCGTCGGGCGTGATGCCCTCGGGCTCGGATTTCTTGAGAACGCTGGGACGTTCGGTGACAGAAACAACGGCCTTGCGACCGCGGCCCTCGCCGGCCAGCGCCTTGACCTGTTCCTGCAGGGACTTGATCAGATCGGATTGCTCCTTCAGCTGCTCACCCTGCGACTTGATCAAATCGACAGCAATGCCGAGCGCCTTCGTCATGTCAGCCTCGGTGATCTCGACGCGATGGATGAGGGACTTCACCAGCTCGGTACCGTCGATGGCCTCGACCGTGGTGCCGTCCTCAAGCGTGAACGACAGGCTCTTACCCATCGGCTCGCCTTCGTCGTCATCGCCGTCGACATCTAGGCCGGCGTCATCCTCGCCCAGATCGGCGTCGTCGCCACCTTCACCGCCAGAAGCGGCGGCAGCTTCGGCAGCCGCATCTTCGCCGGCAGCGGCGGCGATCTTCGCATCACCGTCCTCGTCAGCGTCGGCGTCGGGTTGAGCCTTCGCCAGCAATTCGAGGTCTTCCATGAGTTTATCGAAGCTCATGATTATCTCCGTTTCAAAACGTGGTTCAGATCGCGCGCAAAGCGCTTCACGAGGTCAGCCGCCTGATCTGGCGAAAGGCCGAACTTGAAGGAGCAATACTCCGCGATTTCTTTGAGGCCCGGATCATCGCCAACGAGTCCGCGGCGCAGATCATCCGAAAGCACGTCTCGGATTTCGTAGTAGTTGGCCGGCACGCCGTGCAGGGACTGCTTGCGCAGCGAGCCGCCACCTTCCAGCGTCGCCGAATCCGTCCCGTAGCCCGCCTCGAGCGCCTTCGTGAGGTTCAGGCCGTCCGGCGTCCAGGATTTCGCCAGCGCGCCGAACGGGACGGTGGCGACCATCCCCACGTGCTGGTTGACGGGCTGGCGACTAATGGCAAGGTTTGTCCACCTCACCTTCGTGACGACCGCGACCTTTTCTTTCGTCTCGGGGTCGATCTTGGCAGACTTTGCCAACACGGTGCCGCCCACGCTCGGATACCACCGGGCGGGCGGGTTCAGCTTAGTCATGCTGTCCCAAACCATGTTGGCGCGCGCAGCCAGCTGCGTATCACCGGAATACAGGCGCGCCTTAACGAAGGTCACGCCGTCCTTAAACTTGACGTCGACAGGCTGCCCAATCTCCCACGCCTCGGGATCGGTGATGCCGTACTGGCGCGCCACCGAGGGCATAGACTTGTGGTCGATGTCGAGATTCCCGAACTTCAGGAAGTGCTCAGCGGAGTCTTGGAGCGCTTTGCACAGCACGACCTCGTTCTGCTGGTCTCTCCCTTCCTGCGACGCTTCCAAATAGATGAAGCGGTCCCCTGCTTCCTCGGCGGGAGTCGCCTTCAGCATGGACTCGATGGAGATGAAGTCGGGGACTTTCCCGAGCAGTTGCTCGTCGGTTTCCATGACGCAATGATCACGTCACGACCGGGCGCATCACAAAAAAGACCGCCCCGAAGGCGGCCAAGATCCCAAGGTAGGATGGCCGGTCAGATGCCGAGCGACTCCCGCGCCCGAGCGATGATCAGGTTCAGCTTGCCGCGCTCGAGCACCAGATGCTGGTAGCGATCCTCGTACTCCGGCATACCCATCTTCGCCTTCGGCGCGACGAACTCCAGCTCGGTGTTGCACGCATCCAGCAGCCGCTCGGCGTGCGCCAGTATCTGCCGCTCGGCGGATTCCGTGCGCTGCGACAGAGCCTGCAGCTGCGCGAGCGAAGCTATGGTCGAGTCCTTCACCGCCGCACCTCCGCAAAGCACTGCGAGCGCAGGCCCGAGTCCTGGATCGAGTAGCAGCGCGACGGATCCCCGTGCGCCTTCGCCAGGCAGTAGGCCCGGGCGTCGGCGTCCGGGACGGCGTAGCAGGAGCTGGCATCCGCGGCCAGCGCCGGCGGCGCGACGACATAAAGGATGGCGAGCAGCCAGGGTATGAGTCGTTTCATGCGGCCCATGTTACTCAATTCTCAGGCAAGTGTCCGCTTTCGGCAGCCTGCCGCTTCTTCAGGAACCATGCAAACCCGGTGTCGTCCAGCCCATCCATCGGGGACGTCATCAGGTCGCGCAGCTCGTACTTCTTCTGCAGCCGGTCGCGCGCCCGGAACTCCTCCCGGTGGTTCGCCACCAGATCGATCAGCTCGACGTCGTGCTTCTGGCCGATCCGGTCGATTCGGGCGTTACGCTGGCCGTGGGTCTTGGCCGTATCCGGGATGTCGTGCTGGATCAGGTACCGGCCCGACTGCAGGTTCATGCCCACCGCGCCGGCGTCGGACGCCAGCAGGATATCCGCCTGCGCCTCGCCCTGCTCGGGGTTAAACATCTTGCGCTTGCGGTCTTTCTCGGCGGCGCTGTCGGCCCCCGTGATCGTGACGACCCGCTTGCCCGCCGCCTCGAGCCGCTTCCGGATGGCTTCAATGTCGGCCCGAGCGTGGGCGAAGATCACCCCCTGTTTGCCAGGGCGCGCCTCCACCTCCTTCAGCATGGCGTCGATCTTGGCGTTGTCCGGGTGGGAGTTGATCACCCGCCGGATGGCGCTCGAGCGCATGATACCCAGCGACTTCTGCAGCCGATCGGCGATCGCCATGTGCTCGCTCTCGGGCACCCCCTCGAACGACCCGGGCGAGATAGCCCTCATCGCCTCGAGGTTCACCTCCCCGCGCTTGCGCGCCAGCCGGGCCGCGGCGAAGTGCGCGTCCAGCTCCCGCAGGGCCTGTTTCTGGCCCTCGGTCAGGTCGACCGTTACGGTCTTGCGCTCGGCGTTGACCCCGGAACTGATCCGGTTCGGGAACACGTAGCGCGACAGCTCCCGGCGCAGGGCCTCCTTGGACGCCAAGGTGTCGGCGCCGTACTTGCGCATGAACGCATCCCGGTCGCCGTACCGCTTGCGGTCGAGCTTCGCCAAGACGGAATGAATCTCGGACGCGTCGTTCTTCACCGGGTCGCCCGAGAAGTAGCCGTAGTAGGGCGTGTTATCGGACAGGGCGTCGACGACGTTGGACAGGGTCGAGTTTTCCTTGCCGGCCCGGTTCACGGTCTCGTGGGCCTCATCGACCATGGTCATGTCGAAGTTGATGCCCTCCTTTTCCATGACCGAGCGCATCCACTCCTGCCGCTCGTCAGGGGTCATGGCATTGACCCGCTTGGTCATCTCGCCCTCGTCCACCCCGGCGTGCTTGGCGCCCAAGTGGATCATGTCGTCCCGGAACGACTGGTGGGTCATGACGCAGAAGTGGTTCGACGGATCCTTGTAGGCCGCGATCCGTTCCTCCCGGGACGCGCCAGGCTCGATGTGCCACTTGTACTTGCCCGGCTGCAGATAGCGCAGCGCCTCGCCGGCGAACTGCCCCTGCACGACCGACGGCACCAGCATGATCGCCCGCTTGACCTTGCCCTTCGAGTGCAGGTGAGAAAAGCCGCCCAGCATGATCGCCGTCTTGCCCGAGCCGGCGCCCAGCGCGCCGCCCAGCCGCTTGTTTGCCTCCAGCAGCTTGATCGCCCGCTGCTGCGGCGCGTACTTGCCCGACATCGACGGGTTCCACAGCTTGACCGGCTGCCCGGGTTTGAAGTTTTGGCCGACCACCGACATCATCTTGGCGACCTGCCGCCCGGCCACGTGCCCGACCGTGTGCCGCTCGTCCGCGGCCAGCTGGCGCGCCGGCGGCTCACCGGGTTGCTCGTCGCCACCGCCGAACAGGTCGCCGTCGGACGAGAAGAACCCCATCTGGGCCTGCTCGAAGGCCTGCTTCTGCTCCCGGAACGCATCCAGCTTGTCCAGCACGCTGCCGGCGGCGTACTTGCCCGACACCCGCTCGCGCAGGGCATCGCGCAGCGCCGCCTCCTTGGCCGCACGCTCGGCCCGTGCCTGCGGGTCGATGGTATCCAGGTGGGTCAAGTTGTTGCGGACGGTCGCCACCCCGACCTTGAGCGGCTTGTCCGGGTTGAGCCGGTTGTAGTGCTCGGCAAACTTCGACTCGACGTGCGACCGGATCAGGTCTTGCACGGTCTCATACGCCTTGGCCGTGCTCTTCATGGCAGCAACGTACTTCGGCCAATTCAGGGACGCCGAGTTGTACTCCGCCGCGGCCTTGTCGCGCTCGGCCTTCCACTCCTGCCAGGCCGGGTTGACCGAGGTCTCCCCGAACATATCGGTCGTCATGCGTTCCGGCTCGGACGCGTCCAGGGCTTCTAGCCGCTGGCGCAGCTTCGCCTCGTCCGGGGACTCCTTGGCGATGTTCCGCGCAAAGAAGTCCCGCAGCGCGCGCTGATCCTGCGGTGTCAGCTCGCCGACCTGCTTGTATGCCGCCACGCCCTCGGGGTGATCGGACAGCGCACGGTGCAGGGCCTCGACCGCCTTGTGGTCGACGTCGAAGGTCTGCTTGTTCAGGGTCGACCGGGCACCGCCGTACTCCCGCTCGACGTACTCGTCGGCGTACTGGTCGAAGATCGGCGCCAGGGCGTCCGCCGTCATGAGCTTGCCGTCGGCGCCCTTGGTCGGCGCGATGGTATCCAGCACCGCCCGGTACTCCGCCGGCGCGCGGCCCGACTTCTGGATGAAGTCGGCGGACTGGATGTCGGCCAGGATATCCGCCGGCGCGTCGCCGTCGGCCATCCGCCCGCCGATGTAGTCCTTCAGCGACCGCTCGAGATCAGGCCCTGCCTCGAACGGGCGCGCCAACCGCGGCGCCACGCCGGGCTTGACGTCCGTGGCCAGATCCGGGCGGCTGGCAAACCCCAGCGGCAGCCAGCCCTCCTCGTCCATGTCGCCACGGATGATGGCCTGGCTGCGCTTGAGCTGCGCCAGATCCTCCCGGTTCACCGGCTCAGCCAGCCGCTCCATGCCCTGGGCGTTGACCGTCAGGAACAGCTCCGACCCGACCCGGTCGAGCTGGTAGTCGCCAGGCTGCAGCCCCAGCGCCCGAGCCTGGGTAATGGCAGCCGCCTCGGTCGTGGCCCCCAGGGGCACCTCGAGCGACTCCGGATCCTGCCCCTGCATGGCCGCGACCAGGGCGGCGTTTGCCTCGGTCTCGCCCAGCACCGTGCCGAGAACCCGCCGGGCCTCCCCGATCGCCTCCCGGCGCTTGGCGTTCAAGTCCTGGGCCAGCTGCAGGTCATCGGCAGACGCCACCTTGTCCGGCAGCTCGATGGACTCGGCAGCGGCTTGGAACTCCTTCGCCTTCGCCAGCGCATCGGCGGTCACCTGGGCGTACTGGCTGGCATGGTAGTCCTCGAGCGCCAGCCGGGTCTGCTCGAACTCCTCGGGCGACAGGGCCGAGCGCAGACGGCGGGCGACCACCTGCGCTGCGCCGGCCACGCCGAGCACGTCGACCACCGACCGGTCGATCAGGCCGTGACCGGCCACGGTCAGGGCCAGGGCATTCAGCGCGTTGTAAGCCCCGACCCCGATATGCCGCCCGAGCGCGCCGCGGTCGTGCTGGTCGACCTGGGACAGGAAATTCCGGGCCGCGATCGTGCGCAGGTCGTTCTCGACGTCCTCCCGCACCTTGGCCTCGAGGGCGGCGTCGTCATCGGTAACGGCCAGCGAGAACGCCTTCGGCTCGGCGATCGACTGGTCGATCTCCTTCGACACCTCCGCGGCCTGCTTCCGGATGAGCTGCAGCTTCTTCCGGGCCTTCAGGATTTCCAGATCCGACTTTAGGTCGGTGAGCTTCTTCTCGTCCTTCGGGGAGAACAAAGGCAAGTCGCGCACCGCCTCAAGCTCCTGGTGCAGCACCTTGGTGGCCTCGCCGCGGGCGAGCGCCGCCTTGCGCTCGTCCTCGGTCATTGCCGCCAGCTTCGCCTCGCGGTGCGCCTGCACCTCGGCGGCGATTTCCTCCGGCGTAGCACCGGCGGCAGCCGCCCGACCCTTGTAGTCGGCATTGAACCCCAGCCCCCCGCCGGTGTCGGCCTTCATCGGGTCGATATCCGCCACGGAGAGGACGTCGGGGTCTTGGGTTTCCAGCGGGATCTCCCCGACCGCCTCCATCCGGGCGGCGTGATCCATCCGGGCTCGGTCGGCGGCTTCCTGGGCGGCGGCGTGCGCGGCCTTCAGGACGGCGGCGTGGTGGCGCTGCCGCATCTTGGCCTGGGCCTTTTCCGACAGGTGGGCGAATTTTTCCTCGGGGAACTCCAGCTGGGACAGATCCCAGCCCTTCGCCTTGGCGACCGCGGCAATGAACTCCTGCTCAGCCTGCAGGCGCTGCTGCCGGAGGGCCTTCCTGGCCGATTGTTTGGCCTCGTAGACGCCCGATTCCTTGTCCTTGGCAATCTGCTCGGCCCTGGCCTTTTTTCGCGCCTCCAGGCGCGCCTGTGCGGCCTGCTTGGCCGTTTCACCCGGCGCCCGGGGTCGGATGCGCAGTCCGGTGAGCGCGCCGCCGGCGCCGCCAATGATGTGGGCGGAGCCGTCCGGGTTTTCACGGATGAGGATGGGCTGCCCCTTCGTGCCTTCGCCATGCGGGTGGATGGTCACCCAACGCTCGTTCGGGCCGAGAGGGATTGCAGCTTTGTATAGGAATTCGACGGAACGGTGCATCCCCCCATGATGGGGTCACGACGCCACCGCCAGATCCTCGATGAGTTTGTTCTTTTTTCGGACGTTTTCAACCCAAGGGATGGCCCGCAGGTTCCATGGAACGTGCAAGCCACAAACCGTCTCGCCCTGAAGCGGCACGATGTGATCGACGTGATGCAGGATGCCGGTGTCGGCGGTCAGGCGGTCTGCTTCCTCGTACACCTCACGGATGGCAGATCGATCGACCCAAGGAGGTGTTGCTCGGACAATTTGCTTTTTTCGAGCCGCGTTCAGCTCCCGTATGACATGCCGATTTTTTTCGACCCATTCCTTCCTGCGCTCCTTCAAGCGGTCGAAATTCGCCACCCAATAGGCTCGCTTCATCTCAGCAAGCCGTTCGGCGTTCTTCGCGTTGTAAGCCCTTACACGCGCCTGTATCTGCTCCCTTTTCAGGATCCACCGCTGCCGGTCGTACTCCTTCCGGGCAGCGCGTTGCACCGGATCTGCACGGCGCCGATTCTCGCAGAGACGATTGCAGAGGACGCAACGCTTGTTGTCGGTTCGGCGCTCGTAGATGTGGCCACGCACGCACGGGCGACCGGTGAAGTAATGCCGGAATCCCCTTTCAAGAGCGACGGAGCGCGGAACGAGGTGGAGCATCAACATGCCGCCGGATTTTGCCATGGACTATGCGAAACCGGGCGCGTAACCGGCGGTTTCGCGCGGTTACGGCCTCCGGTTACGCGGAAAATCAATCAAATCAATGCCTTATGTATGTATGTAACCACGTAACCAAAAAATGGATAGATAGATAGATACGTATGCGCATGCGCATACGCGCGCACGCACACGCGCGCGCACATGCGCGCACGCATGTGGTGTCTATCTTTTTCCCGGTTTCGCGGTTACACGGTTACAACGGCCCGAAACCCGCATGAAATAAAGATTTCTGCGTAACCGGTGAGGAATTACGCGCCGAAACGGCAGTTTCGGGCTGCGAAGGCGCATGAAATAATGATGGGGTCGTGTAACCGTGCCCGTTTCAGGCAGGCAAGCCGGTTACAGCGCAGGCCCGCCCTGACCGTAACGCACCGCCTTGATGAGCACCGGCCCGCTCCCGGCGCCCTTCACCTGCCGGACGAACTCGGCCACCGGCACCGCTCGGATCGACCCCAGAAACCGCGGGTCGTCGTAGTGCTTCAGGAAGGCCGACCGGGCGTCCTCCTCGCTGGCGAACCCGATCATGGCCTTCTGCTCGTCGTCCTTGTCCCACTGGCCAGGCACCCGGGTCATGACCACGTAGACGAACGGCGCATCGGCGTCCGGCCCGACGTAGCAGTCGACCGGGTCGCCATCCAGCCCCTGGGTGCCGACCAGATAGCCGTAGGGGTACAGCATCCGGATCGACCATTCGTTGCCGTCGCGGTCGCGCCCGGATCGCACCGTGCCCACCGGGCATTCGATGGCGATTTCCAGCCCCTGCCAGCGCATCCTGGGCTTCTTGTAGTTGCCGGCCTTGGCCTGGGCTTCCGTTGGCGCGCGCCAGCCGGCAGCCACCGGGTGCGGCCCGGACTTCACGAACAGAATGGGGATAGACTTGCGCATGGGTTCCTTCTTCTCGCCGCGGGCGCGCCCGGCCTTCTTGTAGGCGATGGCCACGGCCTGGTCGCGTGGATAGCCGGACAGAATCAGCTCGGCGATGTTGGCCGAGACCACCTCGTCGGAGTCACCATCAAGCAGCGGCATCCTTCTTGCCCTCCAACAGACGGCGCAGCCATTCGCCAAACTCGGCGTCCTCGCCAGGCTCGTCCTGCAGCACCGGCAGCCAGCGCCCCCGGCAGTGCGGGTGAACGAGCCCGGCGGGCACCCACCAAAGCTCCTCTGGGTCTCGAGGGACAAGGGCGTTGCCTACCCGCTTACGCGGCGCCGACGAGCGCCCGAAGTTGTCCTTCCCGACCCAAACCTGGGTTTCCGGATCCTTGTCCGGGTTGTCCGGCGAGACCACCTCCATGACCCGCCCGTGGATCCGCTTGCAGAAGCCGCAGGCGGACTTGTACTGCTCCACCCGCTCGACCTTCGTGCCGGGCGCCAGGCTGGCGATGTAGCCCTGCGTCTGGCACTCGCCGGCCTCGGTCACCGCGATGCGCCGCCAATCCCGGTTCATGGTGCCGAAGGTGTCCAGCAGCAGCGACTGAAGGGTCTGGCCGGGCGTTCCCGGGATGCGCAGCATCTGCTGCTCGACGTGCTTCTGGATGACGGCGCGCAGCTTCTGCCGGGCGGCAGCCGAGAACGCCGTGACGCGGTCAGCGGCCCGGGTGGCGGCGAAGCTCAGAATGGACTGCTGCAGCGGCGTGAGCGCGAACTGAGCGACCGCCTGTGTTGGGGTCGTAGGCAGGGCCGCGACGATGCGGTCGGCCTGCTTGTCGGTCAGCTTCTCGATGTTGGCCTGCACCTTGCCCATGAGGGTCGAGCGCGTCGCCAGCCATTCGGCCTCCGACTTCAGGACGTCGGCGGGCAGGTATCGCTGCACCAGGTAGTCGACCATCATCATGTAGTCGTCCAGCGTCCACTTGTGCGGCGGCAGGGCCTGCAGGTAGATCTTGACCAGATCCAGCTCCGCCGGCGTCCACCGCTCCATGACGCCAGGCGGCGCCGGCGGCGGTTTCAGGCCGGGATTGTGCTTGTGGCCGGCCATCCAGGCCTGCAGCTCATGCTGGACGGCCTCGACGCGCGTCAGCCCGCGCTCGGTGAACAGCTCGACCAGGCGCCGAACGAACGGGCTGTCCATCGGATCCCAGATCGCGTCGTCGTCGCCGTGATCGTGGATCGCCTTGTAGATTTCGGACAGCGCCCGGTTCGTCTGCGTTTCGTCCAGATTGATGACGTCGAGGAAAAGGCCCATTCAGGCAGTGTGTCGTCACGACACACGAGAAGCCCGCCGGTTCCTCGGCGGGCGGGGGAAGGGTCGCCGTTTCTCGCACGGTATCGGCAAGTCCCGACGCGGGAGGCTCGCCGCAAGGGCTCACGTCTGACTTGCTGCGGGCTGTTTTTCCCGACAGTCCCGCTGCGGGGCCACGTCCAAGAGACATCCGCTCTGCCCGCTAGGGCAGCTCCATTTTTCCGTCACGACGTGCCCGTCAGCGTTTGACGACGATGCGCTCGGTCGCCATTCCCGGCGCCACGCCGATGAACCGGCGCTTGCCGGTCGCGTCCTCGACCAGCATCCCATCCTCGCCGTGCTCGATGAGCTTCAGGCGCTGCTCGGCGCGCTTCTTGTGGCCGAGGACGCGCTCCCACTTCACCTTGTGGCGCTTTCCCTTGGCGCACTCGACCGTGCAGCCGTGGCGCCCATGGGCCAGCACCCGGCCAGACAGCGGGATGCCGGACGGGTGCTCGAAATAAATCTCATCGCCAGGGAACACCCCGTGGCGAGCGTTCGGTTTGCTCTGCTGATCCATCATGGCTCGATTACCAGAACCGGCGGCAGACCGAAGGACTTCTGCACCTCCTCGTCGCCGCCATACTCGACCGGATCGGGGTCGTCCGGGCCGTTGCCGTCGTCTTGACCGCCGTCACCGCCCTCGTCACCGCCGCCTTGGTCGCCCTCCTGACCTTGGTCGTCCTGACCACCATCCTGGCCGTCGTCGCCCGGCTGACCGCCGCCCATGGAGTCCGGGTCGCCGTAGTCCTCGCCCTGCTGCTGCTGCATCTGCTGCCAGACCTGGATGTGCGGCGGGTTGAGCGGCGCCTCGCCCCACGGCACAGGGTCGTAGCCCTGCACGGCCCGGGCTTCGTTGACCGTGAGGATCTGCTTGCGCATCTCCTCCCGCTTGTCCAAGTCCTCCTCGTCCAGTCCAGCCCAGCGGAACACGTACTTGTCCGAGAACTCGGCGACGATGAAGTCCGTGAACAGGTTCTCGAAGTACGCCAGCAGCGGGCGCAGCCCCTTGTCCTTCGACTCGGCCAGCTTTTCCTCGGTGTCGCTGCCAGACAGCGCGGACTTCGACGCCGAGAAGCTCTCGAAATTCAGCTCGTCCGGCGCGATGCCGTAGATGGCGCAGATCAGGCTGGCCAGGAACGTCATCCACTTCGAGAACATCATCTCGTTGACTTCGACGCCGAAATTCTCGAACGACGCCTTCGACTCCTGATCCTTGGAGACCAGGAACGGCATGTTCCAGCGATTCTCGATGCCCCGCACCATGGCATTCCAGTACCGGCGGAACGCCGCCAAGTCCTGCTCGGAGTAGTTGCCGGTCAGGTGCAGGATGCCCTTGGGGATCGAGTTGGAGTCGAAGTATTTCGTGTTGTACGAGAAGGCGTTCAGGAAGCCCGTCACCGTGCGCACGAGCAGCTCGGTCTCCGACAGGCCGTAGCCGGCAGAGTTGACGTCGGTGCGCGGGTTGCGCGGGACATAAATGAGGTCGTCGTAGGTGTAGGCGGTTCGCACGACACCGTTGACCACCTGCAGGGCGAAAATCTCGTCCTCGCCCTTGTAGCCCTGCTCGGTGCACAGCCGGATCGTGGCGCCGTCGACCGCATACAGGCCGTCCAGCCCGAGATTCTTGTCCCGCTTCCACTCGGTCTCGATCGGAGCCGAGTCCAGAACCAGCGAGTCCCGAACCAGCTTCGCCATGAAGCTGGAGAAGTCGTCGCGCTTCAGGCGCATGCGCCGGCGCGGGTTCTTTTCCCAGCCGCAGTGCGAGAAAAAATCCTGCAGCAGTAGGATCGACTGCTTCTCGTCCGGGCCGATCTTCTGGTTCCGGTCGCGCAGGCGGATCTCGAAGCCCACGCCGGTGTCGCTTTCGCGCACCCGGCAGAACCGCTGCACCTGCCGGATCCGGGTCAGGACCAGGCCGGACAGGATCGGAGTCTGGTCGACCATCTGCCGCATCGCGTCAAAGCCCAGCGGGCTGGGCTTCTCGTAGTATTCGCCCAGCATGGCGATGTTGCGGTCGTCGACCCAGATCGACTGCATCCCAGGATCGCCGCGCTTGGCGGCGTTCGACGGGAACGGGACGAGCTTAGTCCCGACCATCGATTTCTGCATCTCCTGCTCGGCGAGGTCGTTCCGGATCCACTCGATGACCGGCATGATGTCTTCGCGCGGGATCAGCTCGGACGCCAGGCGCGGCGTGTGCGCCTTCTGCAGCTCGGCCTGGGCGTCGAAACGCTCCGACGCGGGCGCCTCGGGATTGAACGCGATGGAAGTGGCTTTGTCGCTCATTCCACCATGGTCGCGTCACGACAGGCCCGGCGGCGCGCCGACCATCCTGATTAATCAAATTTGATGTATTATTGCGTTATCCACACAACAGGGGAGAAACATGATCGGCAAGTATCACCCCATCGGCACCAGGGTGGTGGTCGACACCAAAGGATGGCACCAACCAATTCCCGAGATCGACGGCAAGGCCGGACTCATCATGTCGGAATACGGCCAGCACCAAACCGCCACCGGCATCTATTGGGGATACATCGTCCGCCTCGACAGCGGCCAGATTATCGTCGCCAGCCGGCGCCTGCTTGACCTGGCCGACGAGAAACCGGCCAAGGCGCCCAGCCCGCCACAGAACCGCGGAGACCTGGACGACAAGGTGTCGTGGGACGACTGCCCGTGGCGACCGAGCGAGGCGGCATGAGCCGGTTTGCCCAGCTGAACGAGCACCGCAGGCCGGTGCCGAACAAACTCGCCGCGCGGGAGCTGAGCGCCATCATGGCGCCATTGACGAACGCCCTGATCGCCTTCCGCCTCGGGCGCGGCAGCGACGACCACTACAACGACCTCGCCGCGGCCTTCGTCATCGCCCAGGAGATCGCCGCGCTGGTGCCGCGCCACCGGCCCCTGCAGGCTGAGCTGCAGCCGTGCGTGCAGGCGCTGCACCGCATCTGGGAGCGCCGACGGCAGCGCACCATCCCAGACGCCCCGTACACCGGCCTGCCCGAGGAAATCGACGAGGTAGAGAACGGCGTCCAGATATACCGCGGCCTGCTGCTGGCCACGCCCGGCAAGACCGTCCTGCGAGCCATCAGCCGCGCCATGGACGCCATCAAGCGGGCCGAGCCCGCCCCGGAGGTGGCGGCATGAAGCTGAAACGCTGCCCGCGTTGCCAGGAAACCATGGCGGCAGACCTGACCAACTTCGCTCCCAGGGACAAGCGCGGGCGACTGGACGGCTGGTGCCGGATCTGCCGCAGCGAGGATCAGATCGCCCGATATCACCGACGCAAGCAGCTCACGACACCGGCACAAACATGACGCAGCCGGGGTCACGTGGCCGCACGACCATGTGGCGCTCGGCGCAGGTTTTCGTCTCCTCGTTGAACGCCAGGCAGCGCCCGCACACCTCCCCGGCGGGCAGATCCTCGACCATCTGCAGCACCGGCTCAGGCAGGCCCGGCATGACATCGCTGACCGCCGCCCGCCGGGCGCTGACCTCGTCCTCGATCGGCATGACGAACATGGACGTGCCGTGGGCGCGCGCCCAGGCGACGTCGCAGAGCATGTTCGCATAGCTGGTGTGCGGGTCGATGCCGACCTTCACCACCCGGCGCCGGTACTTCTTCTCTTCCTCGTCCTTCTCGGCAACCAGCGCGGTCTTCGTGAAGTGCAGGAACGCCAGATCCTTGCAGACCGAAACGGTCTTCCGGACGCCCTTCTCGAACACCTCCTGCACGAGCGCCGCAGGATCCGGAAACAGGCACAGGCGCTTGACGAACCGCGCCATGGACACCTGCATGCACTTGTACTGGTCGAGGGTGACCGTGTACCGGTCGCGCTCTTCTTCCGACGTGCGGCGCTCCGAGACGTCCAGCTTCGGCGCGTCGCCCCAGCGCAGCATCTCGTCCTTGATGTCCGCGTAATTCGCCAGGAACACCCGGCCCTGGTGGCGCTGCGCGAAGCGCTTCGCGTCGTTGTAGTTGGGCAAGGTTTCCACGACGCAGCACTGCACGCCGTACTGCTCCATCAGCTCCGAGCACCTGGCGAACGGGTCGGCGTCGTAGATGTACTCCAGGTGCACCACCGCCTGGCGTCCGTCCGGCAGCCGCTCCTTGATAATGGCCACGTTGAAGTTGCCCATCTGGTCGATGCCCATGAACGTGCCGCGGGCGCGCTGCTTCCACACCAGCCCCGCCTCCATCCCGAGCCGGGCGCAGTCGTTCAGGATTTCCAGGGTCACCGGCACCTGGGACGGGTCGGTGTACGGCTTGCCGAGCTTGCGGTTATAGAAGTTTTTGAGGTCGTCGGCGGAGTTGTAGGCCTCGATGATCTCCCGCGGCGTGATCGTCGGCGACAGGAACTGAGGGTAGTGCAGCGAGACGATCTCCGCGTCCGGGTTCTTCGGGATCCACTCGCCGTCCTGCGGGTCGTCGATCCAGCCGCCGCAGTGCTTGCAGACGTACCGGTAGTCGCCTAGCACGGTCGCCGTGGTGCCGTCGGCGCGCCGGATCTCCCGCGGATATTCCGGGTCGAAGCGGATGCAGTCGGGGAAATACTCGTCCAGGACATTCCCCTGCCCGCACGACGGGCAGCGGGTGTGGAACTGGTGCTGGGTGCCGCGCTTGTACCAGAAATTGATGTCCTCGTCCGGCCAGTTGGCAGTCGACCCCATGAGGGTGAACCGGACGTCAGACGCGGACAGGCGCTCGCGGGTCTTTTCCATTTCTGCGATGGACATTTCCTGCACCTCGTCGAACGAGAGCACGTCCATCGGAAACGACTCGGTCATGGCCTTGCCGGACGTCCACAGAAAGTGGAACCGGCTGCCGCCCATGTTCCGGATGAGGATGTTGCCCTCCCCGGTACGGCGCCGACCACCGGCGTCGTCGGCCACCATGCGCTCGTAGGCAGCCGGTACCGTCCGCACGATCGGCATGAACCGCTCGGACGACTTGGCGCCGGCCAGCTTCATATCCGGCAAGTACATCCCGATCTTGCACGGCTCGAACTTCAGCGCGAGATAGATCGCCGCCAGCATTTCCATGACGGTGAAGCCGACCTGCGCGCACTTCTGCATCACCACCGTGCGCCCGTAGGCCTCCTTCTTCGTCGACGGGATCTGCTCGTAGACGAAGCGCATGCTCGGGCGGTTGGACAGGGTGAACGGCTTGCCGTCCACCTTCAGGCCGGTCGACTCGAGCCGCTCGCACCACTGGATGAAGGTCTCGTCCTCGCCGATCACGCGCTGCGACGACGACAGCTCCACGTGGTGGTCGAGGAACTCCGCCAGCACGCGCTGCTGGTACGACAGCTCGTCGAGATTCTCGGCCTCATCCCGGAACGACGCCGGCAGGTGCGGGTTGCAGAACGAGTCGAACTGCCAGACGGACCAGTCCGGATCCGTCTGCCCGGTCTTGAACAGCTTGTAAAACCCGTTGCGCTTGCCACGCGGAGTCGACAGCAGCCATGCGTCGCCCTTGTAGACCTTCAGCGACGGGCGCAGCACGTCCTCCCACAGATCCGCCAGGCGGTCGGCCCGGGCGGCGTCGTCGACCACGATCGTGCCGTACTGCTCGTAGCACTCCGAGAAGTCGTCCAGGGCATAGAAGTCGATCAGGCCGGACGCCAGCTCGACTCGCTTCGCGTTCACCCGGCGCTTGATGGCCGGCTCGACCAGCCGCAGGATCCGGCGCCGATCCTCGATCAGGTCGGACGTGGTCGCCGAGAACCACGCCACCGGATAGCCGCGCAGCGCCCCCTGCCGGCCAGCCAGCAGCACCTCGATGCCCAGCGTGGTCTTGCCGGCCTTCTCGCCCATGGCGACGACGTTAAACCGGCTGGCGCGGCTCAGGGTCTTCTGTTGAGCGGGATGCGGGTCAGGAAGGATGACTTTGATCTCGGCCATCAGGCCAGTGTCGCATCACGACAAAAATGAGTAGCCCCGCCGGAGCGGGGCTGTGCGTCAGGTCTGCACGTGGATGACTGAGTGTCCCTTTTCCGCCGCCCACTTCTTAGCCTGCTCCTTTGCCTCAGAGTAGGAAGTGCCGGACTGCGCCATGAAGAAGTGCTCGCCGGGTTTATCGCCGTGCTTACCGAAGTCGTGCGACTTGTGAGGCGAGAAGAACCACATCCCGCGACCGGACGGCTTCTTGCCATGGGTGAACTGGTAGTGGTCATCTCCGCGCACCTCGACGGAGGACGCCGGGATCTTCTTGTTCCCGCCGTCGGCGGTCGGCTTGTTCTTCGCTTCACTTTCACGAAGCATGCTCGCAATGACTTCGTGTTGATTGGCGTGCTTTTCGTGATACGCGCGGATAACATCGTTCTTCGCGCGCTTCGCTGCGGCCTTGTGAACCAAGGCAGCATGCTGGTGATAATCCGACTCTCCTGCTAGGTGCGCGACTTTGGTGGCACGTTCAGAATCCAGGAGGATTTTGCGCTCTTCAGGATCGGAGGACAGTTTCGCAACATGCTCCGCCATAGAGATAGGCTGAGACCCAGAAGAATGCCAATATTTATCCTCGTGCTCCTTCAGACGGTCAGCGGCTGATTTGCCAGCCGCGCCGGCCTCGCCGGACGAATTCTGGCCGTGCTGCTGCTTCCAGCCTTCGAGAATCTTTGCATAGGCCGCGGCACTTTCCGGACCGGGCGTCCCACCGGAATGCTGGACGTGGTCGTTTTGGACCAGCATGTTCCCGAGGGCCTTGTTGTGCACCACCGACTTCCCGTCGCTCTGGCCGACATAGACCCCGACCGTTTGTGTTTTCGGGTTATCCGGGTGCGGGATTTTGACATGCTGTCCAGGCACGAACCCCGAATGAGGATGCGGCGTGTGTTCGACAGAATTCAGCTTCGACGCGCGCATCACGGGCTGCTTCGGCGCGGCAGCCTGCCGGCTGTCCTCGTGCGCCTGCACGTAGGTGCCGTCCTTTCGGGTGTAGGCGGAGACGTGGGCCTTCGCCAGCGTTTCGAGCTGGCCAGCGGTTTCAGGTCGACAGAAGAAATAAATCGGGGCCTTCATGGGGTTCCTCGCAATTTCCAGGAAGTCTCGCATCACGACCAGGCTGCTCACTCACCGATGACCGTGACGTGGATCTTACCGCTTGACTTCTTGCCACGACGCGTGGCCCGCTTGCGCGGCGCAGCGCCGGCCCGGCGCGCCGCCGGCTTCTTTGCCGGCAGGAAGTCGTCGTCGAAGTCGAACAGGCTGCCGCTGGCGCGCCGATCCCCGGCATACGGCGGGGTCGGCTGCAGGTCGGACATGATCGACCAGACGCGAGAGTAGGCACCGTGCAGGCGATGGTCGAGAACCGTGGCCTTGAAGTTGCCATACGCCATGGCGGCGACGTGCTCGGCGAGCTTGGCCGCAACGGTGTTGCGACTGACCACCGCCCGGTAGCGGTAATCCGAGGTCAGGCTTTGCCGCACCTTGACCCCTGGGAACACGCGCTCAATGTCCCCGGGACGGCGAGCGCGCACCAGCAGCTGATCTGGCTTGCAGTCTTTGTGAACGATGGACAGGAAGGCGTCCGGCAGGCAAATCCACATAGCGGTCTCCAAAAAGTTGACCGCAGTGTAACTCAAATTTGAACAATAAGTGGCTGAAATTGCTCAAAAAATACTAGCCTGTCCGGATTGGGCCTTTTTGGGCGGATCGCCCGCACCAATCGCCTGCGCCAGCCCATGGTCGGTCGCCATGTTCAGCAAGTCGTACAGCTTGCCCTTCGGGCACAGCGAGACCGCTTGCGACTCCCAGCCCATGGCGGCGGGCGTCCCGCCCACGCGCACCGCCCGGTACATCCTGGCAACCGACGTCGTGCGCTTGAAGTCGCCCACGAACCCGACAATCCGCAGCTTCAGGCCCGTCTCCTCGAAGGCCTCCTTCAGCGCGGTCGCCTGCAGGGACATCCCCGGCTCCGCCGTGCCCTTCGGGAACGACGCCTGGTAGCCGCCGAACTGGTTGGTCGGGTGCGTCAGCCATACCCGCCCGTCCGGCTCTTCCACGATGACGCCGGCGCTGATCTTCATGCCGGGCGGCACGTGCAGAGGCGGCTCATCGAGGTCGTCGTCCACCCCGTCGTAGTATTCCCAGCCCTCGTCGGTCTTGGGGTGGTCGGCCCAGGGCGACAGCGGGACGCCGTGCAGCTCCGCCGGCACGGCGCCGCCAGGCACGAAGGTCGCCACGGCCTCCGGGTCGGACCAGGTCGACGGCGGCGTGGGCTTGGACGGGTAGTGGATCATGACCTGCTGGCCATAATGGTCAGGCTCCGGGTGCGGCTTGGCGCCAGCCGGAAGCGGCTTCTTGTCGACAGGCGGAGCCGGCGGCGGCGCAACCTTGGCCGAGTGCGCGCCAACGGCGGGCGGCTTCGGCTTGGCCGCGGGCGCCTTGGTCTCGTGCGGCTTGACGTAGGTGCCGTCCTTTCTGGTGTAGCCCTTGACGTGGGCCTTGAGAAAAACAATAGGCTTCACCGAGGATACCCCATCAAAAGCTCGGCCACGCTGCCCAGCGCGTCCCGCAGGTGCTGCTTGGCAGCCGGGTCGGACAGGCGCCCGGCCTCGTGCTCGACCGCCACGTCCGTGATTGAGCGGGCCAGCTCGAGGAACAGAGTCTCGCCAGGGTCGGCGTCATCGGCCACGGCCAGGACGCGCCGGATCTGGGCACCCAGGGATTGCTTATTCCATGGCAGGGCAGCAAAGTCACCAGAGCGGCCCATGAAAATGTCGCCCCACTGGCGCGCAGCCGCGCGGATCCGCCGCTTTGCCTCGTCGCCCGAGAGCTTGCCGCGGTTGTAGTCGGTTCGGATCCCGATCACCTCGGTCGCAAAGTCCCTGACCAGGCCATTCACGACAGTCGGGTCGCCAAGGGACGGCTTGCCGCCCTCCGGCCACCCCAGATCCTCCTGCCGCCCGCGGTCGGCAGCCCGCTCCCGAGATCCTTCAATTTCGCGTTTGTCCATATCGATACCTGGTTACTTCGGCAAGCCAAGGTCGGGTGGCAGCATGAGCACCTCAAGCTCGAGCCGCTCGCCGTATTTCGATTCGTCATTGACCATTTGTTTCGACAGTATCACGAACCGGGCATTCGGCAGAGTGGTGACCTCCTTCTCGGACTTGTAAGAACCCGAGCCGAACGACTCCACCCCCCGGGCACCCTTGGCGTACCTGATGACCACCCGGTGTTTGCCAAAGCTCTTTGTGGCGGTCGGAGAATACGACGCGCACATCGGGCCGGTGGCCTGGAACACGGTGCCGTCCGGCGCCGAGAGGATCTTCTGCACCATCGAATCCGTCATATTCTGCCACCGGTAGATCGTCGTGCCCTCCGGTTGCTCGGTCGAGTAGTCAAGCGCGGCCTTCGCCACTTCGGCCAGGGAGTGGCCAGAGTGGTCCTCCTTTTTCCCCTGGCGGAACAACTCGTTGTAGGAGCCGGACGCCTGCACGGAATCGATAAAGTGCTTCGCCAGCGGCGGCGCATTCTTGTACCGATCGTAGGCTGCATCGATCGCCGCTTTGGTGAGGTGCTGGGTCTTCTTCGGCTTCAGGTGCTCGACCGAGCTGACGGAGCCCAGCGCCACCCAGAAGCCGAGCTTCTCGTTGGAATTGGCGCTGCTGACCGTCGTGCCGAACGGCTTCGGCGGGAACGCCGCGTCCAGCGCCTCGACCGTCGAGACCTCCTGGGCATGGAACAACTTCAGCGGGCGCGGCGGGTTGGCGATCTCGTCCAGGTGCTGCACCAAGTCCTGGTGCAGCTGCACGACGTGCTTGGACGGGTGCTCCGAGATCGGGAGCAGCTTGCCGGTCTTCTGCCCGGTCTCCTTGTCGATCTGCTCGAACTTTAAGCCCCTCAGCGCCGGCAGATTGCCCTGCTTGGCGATGGCCAGCATTTCCTGCTCGATGGCAGTGTTTGCCTGGTTGATGTAATCCTTCGAGGACAGGCCCTTACCCGGCCCGTGCCAATTCAAGAAATCGTGCGCACTGGGCAGCTTCTCTGGGTCAACCGGCAGCTTGGTCGGATCCAGGCGCTTCTTCTTTTCCTTCTCGGCGAACTTGGCAGCCTGCGGGTACTGAGCGAGCAGGTCCGCCTTGCGCGCGAGCAGGGTATCGATGAGCTTCTTGCGGTTCGCCTCGCTGCCCGGCCCGTACATCATGACGACGGCGCGCAGGGCCTCGTCGTCGATGGCCGCGATCTTCGCCACGCCGGCGGCAATGTCGGCCTCGGAGATGCCGGCGAACATGGCCGAGGCCTGCGGGTTGATGTTCGGGTCAAGCAGCGTCTTGGTCTCGTTGACGGTCGGCGTGAACGGCTTCTTCTTGCCGCGGGCGCGGTACGCGAGCGACGCGCCGACGTCGATGCGTACCGGCTTGCCGTCCGGCTTGAGCATGACGTTGTCGTGCACCTTACCGGCAACGTCGTAATTCGCCAGCCAGGCATCGGCGGCGAAGCCCGCCTTCACGCCGTGAACCTGGCCGGATGCGAGCGCCGCGGCGTCGTGCTTCAGCTCCGGATCCATCAGGCTGGCGATGCCGATCTTCCCGTCCCTGGAGATGAGCCGCGTGAAAGGCACATCCACCCCGGCCAGGGCGTAGAGCTTCGCGGCCAGCACCTCGGAACGGGCGTGGTCGGGATCCTTCGGGAACTTGCAGTAGTACTGCGCGCCGTCCGGCGCCGCGAACACGCCGCCGGGATTCGACCCCTTCTGGCCACCGACCTGCTTCCAGCCGTCGATGCTGATCGGGGAGCCGCCAGACTGGACCTTGTGCCAGTGGCCATCGTGGAATACGAGCATGCCGTCGGCGCCCTGCTTGATGTCGCCCTCCTTCGGGCCGTCGTCGGCAGCCTTGGCCGGCTCTGCCTGCGTCTTGACCTGGACGCTAACCACCTTCGGCGCACGCGACGGCAGACCGACTGCCTCCTTCGCGAACGCGACCGCCTGATCCTCGGTCGAGTAGAAATTCACCACCGGCTGGGCATCGCCGGCTTGGGTGTTCTTCACCGTCACGCCCCACTTCCCGTCGGCGTGCTTGTGAACCATCGCCGCCATGCCGGCGTCCTGGTTGAAGAAGGAATGCGCCAGCTCGGGCTCGGGCTTGGGCTCGGGCTTGGGCAGCATATACGGCTTCCAGGGGATCTTCTTGACGTACCCGATCTTGCCGCCCGGCTTGGCGACGGCGATCTCGTAGTCCAGGTGCACCATCGGCACGCCGTTCTGGTTGAGCTTGACCACCCCGGAATGAGACTCCGTGGTCATGAACGCCCCGGCCTGCGTCCAGGATACCTTGTCGCCCGGCTTGACCCCGACCTCGGCCATCTTGGCCTGCATTTCGGCGCCGCTCTTTTTCGCCGTCTCCGCGGAGATCGCCTTATGGGTGTGGTACAGGCCGACCAGAACAGGGTAGACGTGCTCCTTGTACTCGGGGGAGCTGACGTAGCCCGTCCACGTCATGCCCAGGTCGGTGGCCCGCTGCTTCGCCCAAATGAGCGCGTCCTGGTAGGAGTCGAAGTGCGGCACCTGGACCGGCGTCGCGGCCTTGGACGGCGCCGCTGCGCCATTGCCGCCCGACAGGATCCCGTCGACGCGCAGCAGGTACGGCCCGCTGCCGACGACCGACACGCTGATGCCGGCGGCCTGCGCATGCAGGGCGAGCGACTCGGCCTTGTCCTTGTCGCCGAACATCACCGGGTGGCCGTTCTTGTGCTCTGCCAGCAGCATGCCGTGGGCGGCGTTTTCCGCCACGCCATAGCCGGCGGCGTGGACGGCGTCGGTGATCTGCTTCTTCTTCGCCGCCACCTGCGCGGCCATCTCGGCCAGCTTGGCCTGCGCATCCTGCCCGGCGGGCTTGACCGAGACCACCTTCGGCGCCGGCTTGGCGCCCTTCATTGCCGCCAGCAGATCGGCGGCGATCTTGGCCTGCTTCTTCCCGTAGGTGTTCGACCCGAACTTCATGGCCTCGATCGCGGCCACGTCGCCCGCGTCCGCGGCGTTTTTCAACGCGTCGATCTTCTTGTTGTGGCTGGGAGCGTTCGAGTTGCTGGGCGGCAGGTAGTGCTGCGCCCAGACCTCGTCCGGCCAGGGGTTCGGACTGGCGGGCTTTTTAGGTTCGGGAGCAGGCGCCGTCGCAGGAGGAACATCAGACGCGGGCTTGGCCTGCGTCGCCTGTTCGGCTGGCGCGTCGGCGCTCGGCGCATTCAGGTGGCCCAGCCCGCCGACCGCAGCCTGCACCTCGGCCATCAGCTGGTCGCGCTTGTCGCTGGGCAGCGAGAAAAAGGCCTTCCACTGGCCGGGCGTCGGGTTCTGGCCGGCCAGCGCGGCCTTCTTCCACATCGACACCGCCGCCGACAAAGACGCGGCGGACTGCAGCTCGGCAGCCAGGCCCTTGACCTTGTGCACCTGCTCGTGCGGATCCAGCGCGTGAAACGCCGGGTCAGCGTGTAGCTTCTTGACCGCCGCCGCCTGGTAGTGGGACAGCGCGACATGGTGCGCGTCGTGGGGTGCCGGCTTGTCCGGGTTGACCTTGTGCCAGCGCGGAGGGTTGCCGTAGAGGGCATAGCCGGCCTGATTCTTGATCGACTTCAGGAACAGGATAGGCCGGCGCAGGAGGGAAGTAATCGCGTCCATTTGAACGATCGTAGGGTCACGACGGGCGCGGGCGGCGTCCCTGCTCGTGCCAGTAGTAGGCATGATGGTCGACCACGCCGCCGCAGCGCCGGCAGCGGTACTTCCGGCGCAGCGGATCGTCGTCGGACAGCGGCCCGAAGTCGTGCCAGTCGCAGCCGTGGAGCCGATACTGGTTAGCCTTCACGTCGTCCCAGATCTGCCGCATGTCATCCCGGGACAGGCCCGTCATGGACGCCATGGCGCCGAGGAAGTCCCTGCTCATTGCCTTCCTCCTGGCGGCGGGATCCGGCCAGTGACGGTAAACATGAACCCCGGGTGATCAAAGTCCGGGTCGATCAGCCCGTGCACCCACGCCGCGGCAGACCAGAGCAGATCGGCCACGTCGAGCAGCCAGTCGGGCCATCCGTTGCGCACGGCGACATCCGGGCACGGGCCGAACGGATCGCCCAGGTAGACCGGCACGATGCCGTAGAACCGACCGAAGTGGGTGTAGCGGGTACCGATTTCGGCAGCGGGAACGCGGTCGAACAGGATAGCCATGAGGGGGAGCGTGAGGTCACGACGCGCCAGGCGCTAGGCCGGGCTTGCGCCCGGCGCGGGTTAATGATCAAGCCGACGGGTACGCATCACTTCGGTCCTCGATCGTGGCGAATGTCGCCCCAGGCACCGATGCGGCAAGCGCCCGGCCAACCTCAACAGCCTGACGAATATTCGGGAACTCGCCATACTGCGAGCAAGACGCCATCCCTTTGCCGTCACTTTGGAAGTGGGTAACGACAAATCGCTTCACCGCGCGCACGCGGAACTCGTTCTCAGCTTTTGCTTTCATTTCACAACTCCGTCCGCCCCCGCAGGGGCATTGATGCCGGGAACCGCCCGGCGCGGTCCTACGAATCGGAACGCTTACACCGCCTCCTTCGCGGCGCGCTCAGCCTCCGCCTCGATGGCCTGGATGTACCGGACGACAGTGGGCGAGAAGCCCGTGATCCGCGTCCACTTGCCGTAGCCGACCCCGTTCGCGTAGTGGCCGACGTTGACCATGTAGCCGCGGGCAGCACCCGGCCCGACAACGGCGTCGGTCGACTGCTCGTCGGTGATGACGATCAGCCGGTCGGCATCCGGCGCCATCGCCTTGGCCTGCGCGACCGCGATGCCCAGGTAAGTGCCCATATGCGGTTGAGAGCGGGTGATCGCGTCGGCCAGCGCCATGCCGGAGCGCGGCGGAACATCGACCACCACGTCCGAAAACGAGAGCACCCGCGCCGACTCGGCGATGCCGCGCACCAGGATCGCCAGCGCGCAGGCCGCGTCCAGCCGGGTGAGGTCGGAGTGCCGGGACAGGCGGCTGTTCATGGATCCCGACACGTCGACCAGCAGGACGGTCTTGCCCGGCATCTTTGGCATCCCCAACAGCGCCCGGCCCATGGCCGCGTCGATCCACTCCTCCCACGCCGGCACGGCGCGAGCAGCAGCGATGAACTGGAACGGCAACGCCCGGGACTTCGCCGCGCCGGAGAGTAGCGCGTCGCGCACCAGCCCCTCGTCCACGCCGGCCTCGTGCATGTTGCGCAGGTTGCGCAGTAGGGCGACGTACCCGAGCTTTCCCTCGCGCAGCAGGCGCTCGAAGGTCTCGCGCTTGTCAGCGCCCGAGGACAGCGCCACCTCCCAGGTGTCCGGCGTCTTCAGCTCGCCGCGCAGCAGCCGGCCCCAGAGCGCCCCCTGCTCGGCATCCGCCGGCTTCGGGCGCACCATGCGCAGCACGTCGGCCAGCTTCACCTGATACGGGCGGTTGTACTTGGCGAGCTGGTACTCATCGAACTTGGTGAACGCCCGGGCGAGGCCCTTTTTGACCTGCGCCGCGATCGGCACCCGGCCATTGGCCCAATACAGGGCCAAGAACTCGGCCAACTCGTCGGCGCGCTGGATGACCCGGAATAGGGCGGTTGCCACCAGGCCCGGCACCTTGGCCGCGCCCGGGTGGCGGGTCAGCTCACGCACCAGATACAGCGGAGCATGGCGCAGCTGCATCTCCGAGCGGGCCTCGACCGCCAGATCGGCGACAGCGAGCGGGTCACATTGGGGCACCAGCCGCTTGATGCGGTCGGCGACGTCCTCGCCGGACTCGTAAAAGGACGACTCCCACAGCAGGCAGGCGAGCACCGTCCGGCGCAGCTGGTCGATCGGCGGCAGAGTGATGGCCGGCCCGCCCTGGTGGGTGCGCGGGCCATTGGCCGGCGGCGGGTAGGTTGGTACGCATGACACCTCCAAATGAAAAACGGGCCGCAACAAGTGCGACCCGTCTGGGAAAAGCGGGGGAATGACCGGGGCCGGGTTTTTGAGCTGCTGCTCTACCACTTGAGCTACAGCCGACCGCCGCTAGGCGGGCGACTGGCGGGGCTCGAACCCGCAACATGCGGCTGGCGAAGTAACCGACTCCTGCACCACCCAACGGATCGCGGGAAAAGTCGAGTCCGGATTGCTTTCACCCAAACGAAGTAACCGGACTCTTCACCACGCGAAAACTGCATCCCGGCTGCCAGGGCAGCCAGGGAAAACCTTGTCGGGCAAGAGCCGAGCGCGGTTCGCGCTCAATTCGAAGTAGCCGCGCTCTGCAGCACCGACAGGCAGATTTTAATCGGATTTGAGCAAGCCGTGACGGATGAGATTGAAACAAGGCGCTACTGAAACGGGTTGTCCAGCAGGCCGGCAATCACCATCGCCCCCACCGCAACCACCACGATGGCCAGCACCAGCGTGACCGCCACGCTGATCCCGAACTCCCTAGCGTACACGCGTCGCCCGCGCTGTCCGCAGCAGATAGGTCGTCGAGATTTCATGCAGGTGCGCCCGATGTGCGCCCGAAAGAGCGAAGCCCAGCCGGACAGCCGCGAAACCCAACGGCATCCGGCGCCCAAACACCAGTGTCCGAGTCCGGTGAATGTACACCGTACATACCACGTCGGCGAGTTACCGGGCGTTTCTGGAGGTATGCCACCAGTTGAACGCCCGCCGCAGCAGGTAGCTGCGCACCAGCGACACCGCCGTGAACAGCGCCCCGATGGCGAGGTTGTCGGCCAGCGACGGGCGCAGACCGAACAGCGGGAAGATCGCCAGCTGCGCGAGCAGCGCCACGACGTAGCCGACCGCCACGTTGACGACCGCCTCGAGCAGGCTGGCGCGCCGGGACTGGCCGCTCATGGGCGCTCCGAAATATCGACCGCATCAGGCCCGAGCACCTGCACCGCGATCTGGCGACCGATATCCTCCGGGACAGCGCCGCAGACATTACCGACGTAGAGCGGCTGCGCGACGTAGCCGCTCGGCTCCATGTCCAGGTAGCTGACCTCGGGATCCGGAATTGCTGCCAGGACCGTGAACACGAAAACCCCGGGATGCTCGCGCGCAAACGCATTCACCTCGTCGGGCAGCTTGTCGACCAGGACCGCGTAGCGCGGGCGGTAGGTGGAAGGCGGCAGGTCGGAAAGTTTCAGGATCTTCAGCGCGCTCACGGCTTCCACCCCGCATCCTTGGCCTGCTTGGCCCGGGTCTTGTCCAGCGAGTCGAGCGCCGCCCGCAGGTCGTCCAGATGCGCGTCGGTCAGCGCGCCGCCGTTGACGACGATCCGGGCGAACAGCTCCAGCGGGCGCAGCGCCAGCACCTCGTCGGTCAGCAGCGGTCCGCGCTCGCCCCAGAACTCCTCGCCGCGGATCACGGCCTCGTAGTGATCGAGCATCGCGGCCACCAGGCTGGCGACGCGAGGGTCGGCCAGCGCCGCGGGGTTTTTCTTGCGGACGGCGTCTCGAACCGTCTTTTTCAGGTATTCGAAGTCTTCGGATTTCATGGGTCACCTCAGTAGATGCTGCCCGGATGGCCGGGCGCAGACGGATAGCCGGCCCGCGCCATGTCGGCTGCGCCGGTGCCGGTGTAGGGCTGCGGCGCGCTGGCGCCCAGGTGAAACTTCGCCAGCTCGGCCTGATCCTCGTAGATCCGGCGCAGCTCCTCCCGGGCCGCACGCAGCGCCTCGGCCTGCCGCTCGCTCTGGCCGCGCCACATGTCGCGGTTGCGCTCGGTGCGCCGCAGGCGCTCGATCAGCGCGAGCGCGTCGCCAGGGTGGACGGGAAAGCGAGTGCCGCGCTCCATGGCAGCCAGCGCGGCGCGCTCGAGATCCTGCAGGATTCGGTCGGTCGGGTCAGTCATGCCGCACCCCCCGACAGGCGAACACGGGCAGACGAACGGCGGTGCCGCAACCGTGGCGGGCGGCAGGACGCGAAGCTCATGTACATGGCAGTGAACAAGAAGCCGAGGTTAACGATATCCTCCGAGCGAAAGCCGCCCAGGACGGCGCGGGCGACCACGCCGGCGACGAAGAAGAACAGGTTGCACCAGCGCAGGAACGCGCCACCCTCGCCGAGCACGGCGATCAGGGCGTCAGACCGGGCAGCCAGCACCATCAGCACGGCCTGCAGCGAGCAGACGACCAGCACCGCGATCTTCATCGCATGCATGGGGCTCTCGGCCAACAGGAACCGGGCCAGCACGACCGCGGAGAACCCCCAGGCGCACTGCTCGGCCCACCAGCGCGGCCACCGGCCAGTAGCGTCGACGACCCACTGGTGCGCGGCGACCACGCGCGAGTCGAGATAGCGGAAGGCCCTCATGGCTGCCGCACCTCGTCGGGCACTTCAGCCCCGAACTTGGACGCCACGAAGGCACGCATGGCGGCGATCAGGTGCGTCGGTCCGCCCATACGGTAGCGATTGGTGCCGAGGCCCATGTCGGCGAAATAGCGCGGCGCCATGCTGTCCGGGTCGACCGAGAAGGTGCCTCGCTCGCGCTCGATGATCGGGCCACCGTGCTGCCACTGCATCGACGGCTCGAAAATCTGGTAGTCCTGCCGGAATGGGTTGCTGGGCACTAGGCGGCACACGGTGCGGCCACCCTCCGTGACCAGCTCGCAGCCCCGGAAGGTCGGGTCGAGCGTCATGGTCGGGAACAACTCGTGCGCCCAGACCCAGACCTCGCCGGCTTGCGCCACCCAGTAGTCGAGCAGACCGCCGGACAGCTCCGCAACCTTCATGCGCGACCTCCCGCCTCTTGCTCGGCCTCCGCCTGCTTGGCAGCGGCCAGAAGCTGGTCGGCATAGTGCGGCCACGCGTGAGCCAGATCCCGCAGGGAGACCACGCCAGACAAGAACGCGTCCACCATGTCTTTGATCTTCGCCCGGTCTTCATCCGAGCCGCGATGCGCGACTTCCAGCAGCGCCATGGCGCGGTCGAGCCGTTGCAGCGCCAGCAGAACCAAGGCCGGGCTGCACACGCTCACGAAATCGGCGGTGGCCTTGTCCAGCAGGGACGCGTCGAACGGCTGGCCGGCAGCCTGTGCCGCACTGCGCTCGGCAAGCAGCCGGGCCGCGGTCTGGGCAGTGGCGCGCAGAGCGTCTAGGTCGAACTCATGTGCAGTAGCTTCCATTCCTTTCCTTTTTCGCGGCAAGGGCCGCACGCAATACCGGCGCCACTTCGGCGTCGAAAATCTCCCGGGCGGCGCGCTCGAGCGCCTTCCGGGCGTCCGCCCCGCGTTTTGCCTCCACGCGGGACAAGTAACCGCGGCGCGCTTCCCGGTCGGGCAGCTTCGCCACGTAGCGCGCCTCGCATTCGGCGCGCCATTCCTCGGAGCTGCTCGAGACCTCGCGGCCATCGCGCAGCCGGACAACACGGTCAGGCCTCATGAGGGCATCGGCGCGAAAAAGACGGCCACGATAGCCGCGATGCAGAGCATCATGCCAAGGACGCCGATGGCCAGACGAACGCGGATCTCGAACCGCTCCCGGCGCTCGGCGCGCCGCTTCATTTCGTCGTACATGTCGGGTTTGTGCCCGGCTGGCGCCCGGGTGGCGCGGCGGCGGGAAATTCGCAAGCCGCGGGCGGGGCTTACCAGCGCAGGCGTCAGAGTTTTAATCAGATTTGAGTATGCCATGAAACCGCCCGGCGTGCCACGCATCACGCGCCGAGCACAACATCACGACGGTCAATCCGCATCGGCGGCTTCGGCACGCTCCGCAAGCGCCTCGTCGACGATCTGGCGGCTCCGGCTCGCGCTCGTCTCGGCGCGCCAACGGCGCACGGCATGAGCCAGCGACCAGGCCGCGTCGGTGAACTTGACCCAATGGGTAGGCCTGCGCCCTGGGAACAGCTGGCGCAGCTCGTCGATAACGGACGACGGGATCCTGCCAAACGACAGCAAGCCCGCCTCCTGAAACTGGCGCAGCGCGCGGATGTCTTGGATGTTCATCCGGACTCCCTCGAGCAGCCCGCCGTAATCGACCACGCAGCACTCGGCATACAGCAGGATGCTGCGCTGCTCGCGGGTCATGGTGGCAGGGGTGAAGGTCGTAGCGGTTTCCAAAGTTGCCTCCCAGCAGTGAAGGGCGCCGCCGGACGACGGCGCCGGGTTGAATTACCAGCCGAATTTTTCGGCGCAGATCGGGCCGATGCCGCGGTCGATGCTTTCCTGGTTTTCCAGCTGCCGCCCGCACACCGAACACTTGCCGGTCATGCGCCCGTAGGCGACCGCGGATGCAGCCGGGTCGGACGCCACGCGCACGACCTCGGACGCCACATCCTCGGCGCAGTCGCGCGAGCGGTAGAAGCGCCCGTCGACGATTTTGCCCAGGTAGGTCTCGCCCTGCTTCACGTAGATGGCGCCGGGGTTTTTGCCGGCGCCGGCCAGCGAAAACACGAAGCCGGCCAGGCGCAGGCGCGGGCGCATCAGGCCGTTGCAGCGGGCGGTGTCGAACGCGCTGGCAATCACCGACACGTCGACCGGCTTCGCGCCAGCCTCGCGCTCGGCGCGCGCCGCGGCGATCTTGGCGACCACGGCCTGCGCGGCAGCCAGCTGGCGCTCGGTCAGCGCGCCGAACCGGCGCACGCCATGACGCAGGGACGCGGCGAAGCCGGAGTCGCTCGACTCCATCCAGGCGGCGATCTCTGGGTGCAGCTCGCGGAACTTCGCCAGGCGCTCCTCGGCCAGTTTGGCCTCACGCTCGGCCTTGCGGGCCTTGGCCGCGGCCCGGGCGGCGCGCGCCTTGGCCCTTTCCTCCGGCGAGGTCACGTACTCCTTGACGCCCCTGCCGGCGCAGGCGGTGCAGCGGTGGTGGCCCAGGCTGGTCGGGGCATTCCACGCGCCGGAGCCGCCGCACTTCCAGCAGACGGAGACGTACTTCGGCTTCGCGGGCTTCGCGGCAGCCTCAAGGACGTCGTCGAGATCATCGGGAAAGTCGGTGAAAACGGCGGACTTCGCGGCGGGGTTGGTGGTGGTGGCCAGCATTGTGGATCCTCCTAAGCCGTTGACATTGCTCAGGAAAGATCATAACTCTGAATTGCCGGGAAGTGTCGTGAAACGCGGTGAATTAGCGCGAACACAACACTGGGCCGGCCAGGCATCAGGCCGGGATCCCGCAGGAGCGCAGGATTTCCATGATGGCCGCCGATATGAAAAATCCCCGTCTCTCCGGGGTGTCACCACTGAGTCACCATGTCCCTGGCGGGTGGTCCGCCGTCGATAGCTCCGCATGGCAGAGGGCAGGATCGTCGCGTCGGCAATGCTCCGCCTGCATGCTTCAACACCGGCAGGGCCGGTGGCCGTACTAGCAACAATTCGATGATGGTGCCGGTTACGTCTCCGGCGCGGGGTTTCACCGCCGTCTACCTGTGGCCCGCGAGTTTGACCGCGCGGGACTTCAGCCCGCTAACGCCACGGGCGCGGATGGCCGCGTTGCCGCGGGCTGCGACCATCACCTAAGCGGTTGCACCGGCCCGCATTTCCCCAGATCGGCGGCGCCACGTCACCAGGAAGGCGCTGCACAGTGAACCGCTTAGGTGATGGCCCCGGCCTTTTACGTCGCCGGGACGGACGGCGGCGGCACATCTTCGGGAGCCGGAAAGAGGAAAACGGGAACCGCCACGGCGAAATATTACCTCAATTTTGAGCACGGCGCGCCCGACCTGCGCCCGGGGAAAACCCTGAGCACGAAAAAGCCACGACCGCCCGGGGCCTCCCGCGCACGCGCGCCAGACTGCAGATCAGGTGGCGTCCAGCGCCGGCGCCGCGTCGGCGGGGAACTGCGCGCCGGTTTCAGCGTGCACAGCCCGCCGGCCCGTGTAGGCCTGCCAGCGCCGGACGATCACGTCGACGAACCGCGGATCCAGCTCCATGAGCCGGGCCGACATGCCCATGCGGTCGGCAGCGATCAGGGTGGATCCAGAGCCGCCGAAGGCGTCGATCACGATATCGCCCGAGCGCGCGCTGGCGCGCAGCATGCGCTCGATCAGGCCCACCGGCTTCATCGTCGGGTGGTCAGCGGAGCGCTTGGGCTTCTCGTGGTAGATGACCGAGCCCGGCAGCTCCTCGATCTGCGCGTCGCCCGAGACCACCAGCACCGAGTCACCGACCCGCACCGCCCAGCGCCCGTCCTCGAGCCTGGTGATGGCGCCGCCCTCGCCATGCTCGACCACGGTGGTGAGCTTGCGCCCGCCATACCAGCGATGCTTGGCGCCCGGCTTCCAGCCGTACAGGATCGGCTCGTGCATCCACTGGTAGTCCGAGCGGCCCAGCACCAGGGAATCCTTGCGCCAGATCAGGCAGCCGGACAGCTTGAAGCCGGCCTCGACGAACGCCCCGCGGAAATTCAGCCCCTCGGTGTCGGCGTGCGCCACGTAGATGGGCGCGCCAGGCTTCATGACCGAGAACAGCGCCACGAACGCATCGCGCAGGAACTGGCGGAATTCCGCGTCGGCCATGTCGTCGTTTTTGATCGACCCGGCCAGCTTTGACTCGTAGGCCACGTTGTAGGGCGGATCCGTCCAGCAGATATCCGCCTTCTCGCCAGCCATGAGCCGGTCCCAGGCGTCGATCTCTAGCGACGAGCCGCACATGACGCGATGCGGCCCGAGCACCCAGACGTCGCCCGGCTTGGACACCGGATCGGGCGCCACCTCGGGCACCTCGTCGGGGTCGTTTTCGCTCGGCACCTCGGTCACGTTGCCGAACAGCTCGGTCAGCTCGTCGGCGGAGAACCCGACCAGGTCCAGGTCGAACCCATCGGCCAGCAGCGCGTCGGTTTCGACCCGCAGCATTTCCAGATCCCAGGAGACACCCTTCTCGGCCAGGCGGTTGTCCGCGATCACGTAGGCCCGGCGCTGCGTCTCGGTGAGATGCGACAGATCGATGACCGGAACCTTTTCCAGGCCCAGCTTCTGGGCTGCCATGACCCGGCCATGGCCGGCCAGGATACCGCCATCGGCCACAAGCACCGGGTTGGTCCAGCCGAACTCCTTTATCGAGGCGGCGATCATGTCGACCTGCCACGGCTCATGCTTTCGCGAGTTGCGGGCGTAAGGGACGAGATCGGCGACGGGCACCGCCCGCACCTGCAGGGTTTCGATTTGCGACGTAAGGTCCACTGGTTAGCCTCCAGCGCCGGAGCGCTCGATAACGACCACGGAGGGGCCGGCCTGCGGGTCGGCGGCGTCCAGGCCCCAGGCCTTGCGCTCGCCCTCCTGGATGATCTTGATGGTCTCGCTGGTGATTTTCGCCAGTTTGGCCCGCTCGAAGTCCTTCGCCTGGATGGCCTCGTAGGACAGCTTGCGGGCGGCCTGCCATTCCTTGCGGTGCCGGTCAGCGATCTCAGCACGCAGTTTGACCGCGACGTCCTGCACGACCGCGGGGTCATGGGGTGGCTTGGCCGGCTTGGCCGGCTCTTCGCGCGTCTCGGCCTGTTCGGTCGGCGGCGGGTCGGATTGGTCTTTTTTGGTCGCGCCAGGAGTGACGTTGACGGCGGTGACCTGGGTGACCTCGGCGACGTCACCGTCCTCGTCACCTACGTCACCGTCCGGCGACTTCGGCGGGCTGGAGCGCTCGACCTGGACGGCGAGCTGCGCCTCTGCGGCCATGCGGTCGGCGCGCGCGTGGGCCTTTTTTGCCAGCTCGGCGAGATTGGCCGGGCGCTCCCAGCCCTCGCGCTTGGCGCGGCGGGAAACGGCAGCCTTGTCGACGCCGAGCCGGGCGGCAAGCGCGTAGAAGGACAGGGTCGGGTCAGCTTCCCACGCCACGCGGGCGGCTGCCCATTCGTCGGGGGGGAGTCGTTTGTTGCTCATGGTCGGATTGTCACGTCACCACCTGACGGGCGACGATTTCGGCGGGCGCCTCGGGGGACGGCGCGTCGTTACGGACGCATCGTACACCGAGGTCGCGCCCGGTTTTCATTTTCAGGCCGCAGGCGCAGATAGCCGAGGGAGCGTGGGCGATCACGCTCAGGCCGCAGCCCGAGCACCGGAACAGGCGCCCGTCGTCGGTTTTGCGGGAGAGGATCCGGCAGAAGCAGACCTGGCAGACGTGGTCCTCGAGCCTCCACAGCTCGTCGGGCCGATTTTCGGGCCTTTGGCGCGTTTTTTTGCCCACGGACGACCCGAGATATTCACCCCGGTCTTTTTTCGCCCCACGCGCCCGATTTTCCGCCTTTCCAGCCATCATCAGAACAGCCTGAGCTGCGGAAATTGGGCCGCGGCATTCGGATTCGACGTGAAGGCCACCGTGCCGCGGCAGTCACGCAGGGCGCCGACGACCAGCTCGAGCGAGCTTTGGGTCAGCTGCCGGTAGATGGTGCGGGGTTCCCCGGCCTCGACGATGCGCACCGATCGGGGATCCAGGCGGGGCATCTTGCTGGGCCGGTTGCCCTTGGCATTTCGGCCACGCACCCATTCGCGCTCGCGGTTCCAGCAGGACACGCAGAGCCACTTCCCGATGAGCCAGCCGCGGGAGGACATGCGGTGGCAGCGGCTGCAGATCAGGGTGCCCTTGATCGGGGACAGGGACGCCTGCTCTTCGCCAGCGTGGGCGGCGCCGATGGGGCACGAGCGGCAGGAGCTGCGCCGCTCGTCGTGCTGGTCATTGCCGGCGCGCCAGTTGGCGGCGCAGGACTCGACCGAGAGGGTGGCGCGCATGCGCTCGCACCGGAAGAAATTCCGGTCGCAGCCATCGATGCGGAAGTATTCGGGGAGAGTGGTCACGTCGCGCGGGCGGGTGGCCGTTGTTGAGTTGCTCGAATTTTAGTAGGCACCGACCCGGAAGCGCAATGATGAAACGGGGGAGTTACGGGGATGCGTCGGCGCTGGGCGGGATTGCTCAAATTTGAGCTGTAACCGGCGTAACGGCGCCGGTTACGGTTCCGGTTACACCAAAAACCCTTTATAAAACAACAACATACATCCATATAGATGATGATGTAACCGTGTAACCAGGAAATTAAATATACGTATACGCATACGCACACGCACGCGCATACGCGCGCACATGCGCGCGCACACACGCATGGGGTGTATGTTTTTCGCGGTTTCGCGGTTTCGCGGTTACACCGCCCGGAAACACAGGAGTAGCAAGGGTTTCGGCGTAACCGGTGAGGGATTACGCGGGTTTCGGCCATTTTTGCCATGAAAACCCGCGTCGTTGCGTGAGCGAACCCCGTAACCGGGCCGGTTTCAGGCCGGGAGTTTCCGGTTACAGCGCCCACAAAAAAGCCGCCCAGGCGGGCGGCGTAACGGCAAGCGGCAGGCGGACCGGTCACTCGACCCAGCGCAGGTGGTAGGCCTGCGGGTTGCGCCGCGAGAGCACGAACTCGATCATCTCGCGGATGATCATGAGCCCGCGCAGGTGCCAGTCGGTCGGGTGGTCGTCCTTCGGCTCCGGCTCGTGCACGACGTAGACCGCAGGCACCCAGCCGCCGAACATCCCGCGATCGACACCCGGCACCAGCCCACGGACGCGCAGCGGCCTGCCCGGCCAGAAAGCCCCCCAGTTGTTCCGGATCGACTCGTCGAGCATGTCCAGGCCCGGGCCAAACTGTCTGCGGTAGACATCCAGCGCGTCGCGCATGCCGCGTGGATTGTGCGAGATGTGCGCATTGGCATTGGGCACCCTCAGCGCCCGCACCCGGACATTGCCGCCCGGAGCCGACAGGAACCGCTCGAAAGCCGAAATCGCGTCGGTCACCCGCTGCCGGCAGGCCTCCCAGTCCGGGCGGAAGAACTCCGGCCCATCGACCGCGTCCCGGCCAAAGATCTGGTACAGGCCCGGCGCGCCAGCCAGCGCCATGGTCGCCTCAAAGCCGTCGTCCGAGCTGTCCGACCCGATGTACCCGAGGCTGAAAGCGTGGTTCCGGTCGACCCCGGACAGCGGCACCAGGGCCGGCGCCCGGCCTGGGTGGTTGCCCCACTCGTCGAGCCCCATCTCGGCAGCCATCGCCCGGTTGCGCCGGAACACCTCAGCGCGCTGATCTTCCGTCAGCGCGGAGTAGCCGCCGAGCGCCGCCCAGCTCTGATAGCAGCGAGCACGGTATTCGGCCTCAAGCCGATCGGCCTCGTCGATCGAGACGCCATCGACCCGGTACAAGTAGATGTCGATGCGCATGACCGCCACCTACTTGCTGGCTCGCTTGGTCGCGCGCTTGGTCGCGGACTTGGACTCGGCGGTCACCCGGCTCTTCGGCCAGCCAGCCGCCACGAAGTCGGTGACCACGTCGGTCAGCACCGGCACGGCGCGAGACGGGGACTCCGTCTCGGGCGGCGCGTACTTGGCAAACTCGGGCAGCGCCTCGATGAGCTGCTTACGCGTCTTCACGGCAGCGACGGCAGCGCGCAACTTTTGCCTCAGCTCAGACCGCCGTTTGTCCTGCTCGTGATCTTTATCCTCGAGATCGGCGAGCTTTCGCTGCGTCTCTTCGTCCAGCGGCGCGGTGCCGACGGCGGCGATAGAGCGGAACCGGCGGAAGTAATAGCAGACCTCGGCCTTCAGATAACCCCGCAGCTCGGGCTGCTCGTAGACGGCGCGAATCTCTCGCGGCAGGCGCCGCAGCTGGTAGTCCTGCACCAGCTTGGCAGCCTGGGAATAGTAGTCGACGTAAGGTACGTCATCCATGACGGCACGCACGAACGCGTCGCGGCTGTCGTTGGTCAGTCGCATGCTTGCTCCTAGAAATCGCCCCGGAGCCGCCGGGGCAGCGGGCAGGCACGGAGCCTGCGGACGTGGCGGATCAGTTAAGCGGCGGCAGGCCTAGACGGGCGCGCACAATCGGGTCGGATCCCGTGTAGCGGGCCTTCTTCTCGGCCTCGGTCGGCTCGCGGGTGGCCACGACCTGCTGCGGCGCAGCCGCGGCGGTCTTGGTCACGCCGCAGGGCTTGCCGGCGCGCGCCCGGGCAGCCGCGTAGGCCTTGACCTCGCACATCATCTCAGCGGCGACCTCCTTGTCGCCGAGGACGGCAGCGACGGTGCGCACCTGCTCGAGCAGCATGCAATTCTCGTCGGTCCAAGACGTGCCCATGGAGATCCCGAAGGTCACGCCCTGGCCGCCGATGCTGGACGAGCCCATGCAGACCGCGGTGGGCGCGATGTTGGGCGCGTAGGCCGTGGCCACCGGGATCCGGGCAGCCTCGTAGGTGTCACCGCCCACGGTCACCGACTGCGATGCGTTGTTGCCATCGTTGTAGGCGCTCGAGCGGTTGTCGTTGCGGCTGGACTGGCTCTGACCCTGCTGCTGGCCCTGCTGCTGGCCTTGGAGCTGGCCCTGGGCCTGGCGGTTGGAGTTGCTGTTGCTGTTGCGGTTGGCGTTCGTGTTCGCGTTGGACGAGTTGCCCGACCCGACGACGGATCCGCCGTCACCGCCCCGGCCACCCTGGCCGACGCCCACGCCGACGCCCATGCCGACGCCCACGCCGGCGCCGCCCTGGTTGGTCGTGTTGTTGATCGTGTCGCCGCTGGGGCAATTGCCCTGGCAGCCGCTGTTGTTGCTGGCCGCGTCAGCCGCGCCAGCCAGGCCCATGAGGGCCGCGAGAAGGATGAGACGTTTCATGGCAATACCTCGAGGAAGTGCCCGGGAAGCCCGCCGGGCGCGGGTGCCGCAGAGCCGCTGCGGCGCCGGTCAAAAGACGTGGGGTCCGACGTAGACCACCATCCAGTACAGGGTGATGACGGCTGCGGCGCCGGCCAGCCACCACCAGCCGCTGTCGCCACGCCGGGCGACCCGGCGGCGCTCCGGCGTCGACTTCTGTTGCAGCAGCGCCGTCTGCACGAGCGAAGCGTCGGCATCGATCGAGCGCCCGTAGCCGCGGAACGAGCCGTCGCTGAAGCGGGTGTCGAACTTCGGCGGCACGTACTTGGTCCCGATGGGCACCTTCGGGGTCAGGCCGCGCCGGGCGTATGCGGGGGATTCGAGAGCGCCGGCTTCGGCGGC